ATGGGTAAGATAGTGATGCCAAAAAACAGTGCGTTATTGAATGAAATAGAGTCTGTTTTACAGATTTATTATGAAGCAGAAACTTGGATTACGAATGATGAGTATAAAACAAAGCTAAAAGCAATAATTGGAGATGACCAGTATTCTTCGTCCTATACAAAAAAAGCTCAGATTACTTCGTACTTTGGATTTACAATTTGGGAAGATATCCATAATACTCAATCTAGAAGAAGGATAACTGATTCTGGTAAACAGATGTATGAAGCAATAAAAACAAATGATACTGCTCAACTGCAAGCGGTTTTAATGAATGCTCTTGAAACTGTAAAATTCGGTAGAAACAATTATGGTTGCCCAGATAGCAATTCAGATGTTGAACCGCCGGCTTTGTATATAAGAGCAATATTGGATTTGGGATATTTGACTTATCGTGAATTTGCTTTTATGTTGTGGAAACTTGAAGATTTGGGAGCAAATTATACAGATACGTTGGTAGAGTTAAGAACATTAAGAAGCTCTGGCACGATTGAGTTAGGTGAAGAAGCTAATAAGTACGCTGATTGCAAGCCAATAATGATTCTTGCTAGATGGGGATTTCTGTCTGAAGATGAAAGTGATACGACGGGGGGAAAACATATTATAATTGCCCCAGAGGTGTTGGAAAAATATGAGGCAAGACTTCGCAATTTGAAAATATACAACATTGATATGGACTGTGATCAACCGATAGTTGATGACGAAGCAAATGATTTAAGCACTGATGAATATCTTAAAGCAGCACAGATAATTAAAGATCATATTTCGGAAAACGGTCTGGTTTTTAATGAGTCTGAAGAAGAGATAGCTTCTATTGTCAGTGAGTTTCGTGAGAAATTCGCACCAGATAAATTAGAAGCATTAAATGATGATGCCCTGTTGCATACCATGTTTTATACAAATGATGCTTCTAATGATAGCCTATGCTATTGGCTTGAATTTCATCCACAGGTGAAAGTGTACTTTGGTAGTATAGCAGGTGGATCTGCACTTAAGTTTGGTTTATATCAACACAAGGAAGATGGGATTTGGTACACCGGTAGTCCGGTAAAACAAGAAAGCTTATCAAATGAACAGGCTTTGGAATTGGGAAAACATATAAGAGATTGTCTTGTACGTGGAGCCCACATTATTGGTGAAGCACAGTTGGAATCGCCAGAGGATTACGAAATATTAGATGAGTTGCTTAATAAAGAAATTGGTAAATATGCAGGGTATGCTTGGTTTCAGAAATATTTTCAAATGATTTATCCGGATAAGATTACTATATTTTATTCTTCAGACTGGCAAAATCATGTTTTATATTCCTTGGGTATTAGACCTTGTGAAAAGTCCTATGTGAAAAATGGACAGATTAATATAGTAAAGAAACACACAGGACTCAATAATGTTTTCTTTGGTGATGCATTTTATGATAAATTTGGTGGAGTAAAACATTTCCTCCGTCTCGGAAGTAGTGATGAAGATGGAAAATATGCTGCTGATTGGAAAAAGAAAAAAATTGTTGCTATAGGTTGGCCGCAAATAGGCTCACTTGAAGAATTTAGGCAAGGAAACAATTTGAATAAAAAGGCAGTATTTGAATCCTTGTTAGATAAATATTATAAAGACGATAATCGAATTGCATCTCGCAAAGCAGGTGAAATATTGAGCTTTTACAATGCCAATGCGGATTCGATATTCACGGTTATGGATGGCGAAAAACTGATTAGCTTTGTTGATGAGCCTGGAGAGTATTATTTTGACGAGAAGGAAAATATGGCACATTGCAGACCTGGCACATGGCATCTTTGTTTCTCACCAGATGAGGAACTTCCAAATAAAGCCGAAGGACATCTGACAACATGTATTGAGATGTCTGATCCAGACAATTTACTATATCTTTATAAGAAATATTATTTCGATTCGGATGAATTGGAGGTCAATACAATGAATGATGAAAAACCATATGTACCCGTGAATTACGATACGGGCCTGAAAACCGATTTCCCTTTAAACAGAATAGTGTTTGGTGCCCCTGGAACAGGAAAAAGCTTCGAATTGGAAGTTGACAGGAAAAAACTCCTTAATGATGAAACTACCGGAGATTACGAACGCGTCACTTTCCATCCTGATTACACATATGCTCAGTTTGTTGGAACCTATAAACCGGTTATGTATGAAGCAGATAAAATAGGATATGATTTTGTACCAGGGCCATTTATGAGAATTTATGTGGAGGCATTGAAAAACAGCAGGGAAGATGATCCACAGCCATACATACTATTGATTGAAGAGATTAATCGTGCAAAAGTAGCTGCTGTATTCGGTGACATATTTCAGTTACTTGACAGAACAGATAATGGCATCAGTATGTATGAGATCCAGGCGAGTGAAGATATTAGAAAATTCCTGGCAAAAGAACTAGGTGGGCATCCGGATAATTACAAGAAAATAATGTTACCAAATAATATGTTTATATGGGCAACTATGAATAGTGCAGACCAGGGGGTTTTCCCTATGGACACGGCTTTCAAGAGAAGATGGGACTTCGAATACCTTGGAATCGATGCCAATGATGAAAAAGTTGTAGGAACAGTAGATCTCATTGAAGGAAATAGTGATAGCAACATAAGCTGGAACCGATTCAGAAAAGCCATCAATGAGAAGCTTGCCAGGGAATATAAGGTAAACGAAGATAAGCTGTTAGGGCCATATTTCCTTTCAAACAGTGTCATAGCAACAAATAGCGAAACTGATAATGCAATCAAGGATCCGGAGAAATTCCGCAGCACATTTAAAAGTAAGGTCCTGATGTATCTTTATGAAGATGCCGGAAAGCAGCACAAGCATAAACTGTTTGCAGGTTGTGACAGTACAAAGTATTCTGCAGTATGCGATGCATTTGACGAAATGGGTATGAATATATTTGGAGAAAGTTTCAAGGAAGACTATTATGATCATCAGGAAGGATAGCCTATGAAAATCATTTCTCACTTTCTGAGAGAGCAAAAACGATATACAAAGAACGAACTTGCCTCCATGTTTGAGTTTGATGAAATCGGTGTTGAAGGCTTTATCAAGACATTAAAAGCCTATAACATACTCAAGGCAGTTAAATATAGTGCTGAGCAGCGTGAAATGACAGACCTGATTGATGAAGATGTAGAAGTGGCAGACGAAACAGCAGGTAATGATCAGCATTACTATGTATTTGTTTATGTAGGCGTTATTACAGTCGGACGTCGGATTTTGAAAATTTATCCAAAGTATCTTCTATCTGCAAATGAACCATTAACTGAAATGAAGCAGGTACTTAAGGTTTTGGAAAAATACAGTAATTCGGAAGAACAAATTGTTAATCTGTATAACGGGGACGGAGAGAATCGTAGTTTTAATCTTTTGGCAGTGATATTGTTCTTGCTGAATGATTACTACGAATACGGTATTTACAATAAAAGTGAAGACATAGTAGAGGTAAATGGCGAGGGAGAAATCCTGTGGAATAAAACCATTGATGAAAATTTTCCAATTATCAGTGAAAACCGACCATACTATATGGAACTGTATACTCATAAATCTGTAGATGATGAAACGGATTTTTTCAAACGATTGCATGAAGCAGTTCTTACAGAGTGTTCCAGGCAACTTGATGAATCTCAGCTTAGTGCATTGTTTGAAATGGTAACAATACACCTTACAGATGAAGTAATAGATGATTTTGGCGACAGGGATTATATTTTAGGGAAAATTTTATCGGAGTTGAGCGTTCAGTTCAATACGCGACGTCAGATTTTACTTAAGACAATATACACATACATTTCCCAGGATAAAAAAATGCTTGAGGAAAACGAAGGAATCAGTATGTACGGAACAACAGCATTTAATATGGTCTGGGAAAAAACATGTGCGGAAGCATTCAATAACAGACTACAGTCGCGCTTAAAGGACCTTTCTTTGCCTAAGGTACTTGATGACTCATTTAATCCAAAGGACAGACTCATAGATATTATTGAAAAACCCAATTGGGTCGGAGATGGTTACAGCCATAAGGCAAGTGATACGCTTATTCCAGATCTAATCACAATAATTAAAAATGAAGAAGATTATCAATTTATAATATTTGATGCAAAATATTACAATTTACACATGGAAAAAGAAAAGACTTTGAGAGGTTACCCTGGAATAGAATCAGTAACAAAACAATATCTGTATCAACTGGCATATAAGGATTTTGTTGAAAAGCAGAAAATTGATACTATAAAAAACTGCTTCCTTTTACCAGATGAGGGTAGTGAATTTGTTAACAAAGGGCATGTGTCGATGGAGATGTTAAACTCGCTCGGACTGGAAGATATTCAAATTTGTCTTTTGCCGTCAAACATAATATTCTCATGTTATATCAATAACAAAAAAGTGGATATTAAGGAACTGGGATTATAGAGAAAAGGTAGTGATCAGGAAATGTCATCAAGTAGATCATTCAGGGAATATGTTGAAAAGCGTTTTGATAATGAATTATTCAACGAAATCAATACATACTTAATACATAATAGAAATAATCTCCATGTTAATCTATACAATGTTGAATACGTGGATTATGTTGAATTGCAGGAAGTCACTGTAAAACAGGTGTATGTTAACGATTTACCTGGTGCAGATATTGCATTTGATATTCTTGCAGAAGCTGATTTTACAGTATGTCAGTATAGCAACAGGTACGGTGAAAAGGAGGAAGATGCTACTAAGTGGTTCAAATTTTCATGCAAGGGGAATCTGGAAAATAATCTCGACGATTGCATTGTAAAAAATCCTGAGGAGTATCTGTCTAAGCCGCAGCCATCAAAGCCGTTGGATGATTCACTTGTACCTTATATACATAAAGAAGAGTATGATACTGTGGCAGCAGAATTTTTGAAGGCCGCCAATTGTGAGAGGTGCATAACTTCTGCGGTGCCTGTTGATGCCATGAAAATAGCCTCTGCGCTTGGCTTGAATGTAAAATCAGTTAATCTTTCTAGGGATCGTTCGATTTTTGGACGAATTTATTTCTGTGATGACGAAGTCGAAATATATAATGATTCTGATGAACCAGAAACCATAACAGTAAAAGGCAAAACAATCTTAGTCGATCCTCTTGCAAATTATCTGAAGACATTAGGGCAGCTAGATAATACCATCATTCATGAGTGCTTTCACTGGTACAAACATAAAAAGGTGTATGAACTTGAAAGGCTTTACAATAAAGATGCTACATCAATTGGATGTTTAGTTGTCGGTGGTGTTCAAGGAGACACCCGGAAGGCAACAGAGTGGATGGAACGACAGGCGAATGCCATAACACCTAGAATTCAAATGCCAATAGCCGGATTCAAACGGCATGTATCCGATTTGATTGCAAAATATAAGGCAATGGGAATGGATTATCTCGATTCAATGGATCCTATAATCAGAGAAATCAGTACGGATTACAATGTTTCGCTTACTGCCGCAAAAATACGTATGATTGATGCGGGCTTTCATGATGCTGCAGGAACATTAAATTACATTGATGAAAGATATGTTGCTCCACATTCCTGGAAAAAAGGGGCTATCGAGAGAAACCAGACCTTTTCAATCGGTGAAATTGATGCAACCCTTCAGTCATTTTTCAACCTTGGGCTAAGGGAGAAAGTCGAAAGCGGTAAGTATGAGTACATAGATGCACATTTCATATTAAGAAGTCCTTTATATATCGCAGTAGATGAAAAAGGAAATCATGTGCTGACTGATTATGCTCGTTACAACATGGATGAGTGCGCATTAGTATTTGATCTTTCATTAAAAAATGGAAATGCATATGGCGAAAGTTATCATACAGAATGTTTCTTGAATAAAGATGAGCACTCGCCATTTGAATTTAGTTATGAATTTCATGGAGAATTGCCCAATTCTGCTCATGATGATCCTACAGGTGCAGTAGGCGATTATATTATGAAGGCAAGTCAGATTGCTGATGACTTTACAAAAGACTTCTCTAAATGCATGCAATCATGTAGAAAATTTATGGATCTGACCTATGCTGAAATAGCCAGAAGAGTTGATAATGTGACACAAACGCAGATAGAACGTATATTCAGAGGTGAGTCGCAAGGCACATTTGAATCTATCGTTGCTATCATTTTTGCTATGGAGTTGCCATCTGTATTGAATATAGCTTTAATGGAGAGATCACCGCATCCTTTCATTTCATCAAAGCCTGATCATTTAGCGGTTAGAACTGCGATGTATATTCTCGCAAGTAGAAATATTGAAGATGTACGAGAGTATCTGAGAAAACGCAAAGTATATATATAAAAAAAGAACATCTGGATGTGGGTATAAAATGCGCATGAAATGGCCGTATTTGACTTAGCAAGTCGAATACGGCCTTATTTTTTTGCCATAAAACATACATTTTGCGGGGAGTGCACAGGAAATGTAAAGAATGCAATAATTAAATCAGCACAAAGGAGTGCACATTTTCACAGTAGCTGACTGGCCAGGGTGTATCCCGGTACTGTGAAAAACAACTTAATAAAGCTCAACGGCTACCGGATAGTCGTGGCGGATCGAAATGAAAAATCGATACAGTCACGGTAAGGGTAGCCTTCTTTGCGTATGCAGATCTTCGTTTTGACCGCCAGAGCGGAAGCAAACGGAGGTCAAACAATGGCAAAAGTATTTAATTATTATGGTAAGGACATCGAGGTATCTGAGGAAGTATATGAATTTCTCATACGAGATGCATGGCGAGAAAAAAAGCGCAAGGCAAGGCTTAGTCGTTGCATCGGTGACGGCGGTAATCGTTGCACTAAGAGATGCAGCGAATGTCTTCGTACAAGGGATGGCATGGCATTCTCTCTCGAACAGACGATGGATGAATGCCAGGAAATTGCAGCTCCGGATTCGGTAGAACATGAAGTCATCGAAAATGAAATCCATGCAGAGGTCTTCGCATCCTACCAGGAACTCGACGCTACGGACCGTGCCATCCTTGCACTTAGGCATGATGGTTTGAAAGACAAAGCTATCGCAGAAGTTCTTGGGATGAAACAAACGACTGTTTCTTATCGCAAACGTAAGGCAATAGCAATCCTTCTCGAGCGCCACGGTGAGGACATCTAAAACTAAAATACCACTGCAGTGTCAAAAGCTGCAGTGGTATTTTGCTGAAATTCTCTGAAGCTGTCCTATGAACAGTGAGAAAGGGAGCAGAAATAAAAATCACAAACATTTTGCTCAACTCTCAGATAACTGTCCTTTGAACAGTGGAAAGGAGGAAAGCCTTATGGATGGGGAAAAACAGGAATACAGCAAAGCTGATCTGGCAGCCATACTCATGGGGATCAGCAGATCCACAGAACGCCTGGCACTCAGCCTTGCTGAAGAGTCAAAAATCGAAAAAATGAAAGGAGAACGCAAACATGAGTCAGTCCAAAGAATTATCGTCTGTCGTATCTGACATACGCGCCGCGGGAGAGTCGATCATAAAGTCGGCTGATGCCCTGGAAAAAATGTTTTCCGGGAGTAAGGAAACATCTGATACAGTTTTGAAACTTACAGATGTAAGAAAAGTGCTTGCAGAGAAGGCAAGGGTAAGCAAAGCGAACACCGATGCGGTCAGAGAACTTCTCAAAAAACACGGTGCAGATAAGCTGTCAGAAATAGATCCGCAGGAGTATAAGAGTCTTCTTGCGGATGCGGAGGTGCTGCCCGATGCCTGATAAACACGCGGTCCTGTCAGCATCATCAAGCGGCAGATGGACGGTATGCACACCTTCTGCAGTACTTAATCATGCTGCAGGCGACAAGCTTTCAGAGTATGCCATGCAGGGAACATGTGCTCACAGCCTGGCAGAATACAAGGCTAAAAAGCTTCTCGGCATAGATGCCATCGACCCGCCCGGAGAACTGGAATATTACGACCAGGAGATGGATGAAGCAACAGACGGGTATGCAGAGTTCATAGATGAGATACTGAAGAAAGCCAAAAGTGAATGCGAAGATCCTGCAGCTGATGTAGAACTGCAGCTTGATCTTTCAAGGTGGATTCCGGGCGGTTTCGGGACGGCGGATTCCGTCATTGCAGCAGATCACACGCTTTGGATAACAGATTTGAAGTATGGAACCGGCATAGCAGTGTCAGCGGAGAGAAACACGCAGCTCATGTGCTACGGTCTCGGAGCACTTGATGTTTATGAAGGAATCTATGATATCGAAACAGTGACGCTGAATATTTATCAGCCAAGAAGAGACAACGTCAGTACATGGGAGATATCAAAAGATGAACTGCTTACATGGGGACAGGATGTATTGATCCCGGCTGCGAAGCTGGCATCAGCAGGAGAAGGCGAATTTGTCGCTGGAGACCACTGCAGATTCTGCCGGGTAAGGGCAACATGCCGTAAACGCGCGGAGTTGAACCTTGAGATGGCAAGGTATGAGTTCAGAGATCCCTCAATGCTTGAGGATGATGAGATAGAAGACATCCTTATGAGATCTGATGAACTCACATCATGGGCATCCGACGTCAAAGACTACGCGTTCCGGAAAGCAATGGAAGGCAAGGTGTGGGCACATCACAAACTCGTAGCGGGACGTTCAGTCAGGAAGTTCTCTGATGATACGCTTGCGGCGCAGGCAGTCGTCAACGCGGGCTTCGATCCCTATGAGAAGAAACTGCTGGGCATCACTGCAATGACCAGGATGCTCGGAAAAACGAAGTTCGAGGAGATACTCGGCGGTCTTGTGACGAAGCCGCCCGGCAAACCAACGCTTGTGCCGGAGAGCGATAAAAGACCGGCGATAGAAGTAATCACAGCACAGGAAGATTTCAAGGAGGAAAAATAGTATGTCAAATTTGAAGAATCCAACAAAGGTAATCACAGGAACAGGGACCAGATGGAGTTATTGCAACGCATGGGAGCCTAAGGCAATCAACGGAGGGACTCCGAAGTACAGTGTCAGTCTGATCATACCAAAGAGCGATGAAAAGACTGTCGCAAAGGTAAAGGCTGCGATCCAGGCGGCATATGAGGAAGGCAGCGGGAAACTGAAAGGAAACGGCAGGAGTGTTCCAGCGCTTGATGCCATCAAGACACCGCTTCGTGACGGTGACCTTGAAAGACCGGATGACGCCGCATATGCGAATGCATATTTTGTCAACGCAAATTCCACAACAGCCCCTGGAATCGTAGATGCCGACAGACAGGAAATCATCGACCATTCCGAAGTGTACTCCGGGGTATACGGCAGAGCATCGATCAGCTTTTACGCTTTCAACTCTTCCGGCAACAGGGGCATAGCTTGCGGTCTCAACAATCTTCAGAAGATAAAGGACGGCGAGCCGCTCGGCAGCAGAATAAGCGCGGAGGATGATTTTGCGGATGAAGATGAAGGTTTCCTTGATTAGTCAATCATTGTCAATGTATACGGGGCGGCTTAATGCCGCTCCGGGAAAGAAGAGGTAAAAAATGTTCAATATTGTAATGAGTGTCCTGTGCATGATACTTGTTTTCATATTTATTTTCATAGGACTGTTCTTCGCATATGTATGCATAAGAAATGATGTCCGTGATGAAAGAGAAAAGCGTGAGAAAAAGGCCGTGGAAACGGAACGTGAGATACGCCGTGTCATCAGGGATGAGGAATGGGAAGAGTATATGAAAAAGGAAAGACTCAAGCTGACCGGGTTGAACGGGAAATAGAAATGGAAATGCTGCGGCAGGGATCATCCTCTGCCGCTCATTTGTTATGGAGGTAAAAATGATACATGAACTCAGTATAGACATTGAAACATATTCAGATGAGGATATACGGGCAGCGGGAGTGTATAAATATGCCGATTCCAAAGCCTTTGAGATACTCCTTTTCTCATACAGTACCGACGGGACTGATGTGGAAACAGTCGATCTTGCACAAGGCGAAATCATACCGACTGAGATACTTGAAGCCATAGTGTCCGAGGACATTATAAAATGGGCATTCAATGCTTCCTTTGAACGTGTCTGCCTGTCGGTTTACATAAAGCGCCATTATCCGGCATTGTTCAAAAGCTACAGTATAAGCGAAGATACTGTCGGGGATTACCTTGATCCGTCATCCTGGAGATGTTCGATGGTTTGGTCCGCGTATATGGGGCTTCCCATGTCACTCGCAGAAGTCGGGCGGGTGCTGAAACTCGATGACCAGAAGATGACGGAGGGAAAAGCGCTCATCCGGTATTTCTCTGTGCCGTGCAGACCGACAGCAACGAATGGCGGGAGAACAAGGAATCTCCCTGAACATGCGCTGGAAAAGTGGGAAACATATAAAAGATATAACATGCGGGATGTCGAGGTGGAACTTGCGGTAAAAAGGCGGCTCGCCGGGTATCCGGTACCGGACGCGGTCTGGGAAGAATACCATCTGAGCGAGGAGATAAATGACCGTGGGATACGGATAGACAGGCAGATGGTGGAGAATGCCATAAAGTTCGATGAGAGGGCACGAGAGAGCCTTGAGAGCGGCATGAGACATCTGACCGGACTTGACAATCCGAACTCAGTCCAGCAGCTTTCGGGGTGGCTGAAAACCAAAGGACTGGAGGTGACTTCGCTTGATAAAAAGGCAGTCGGGGAAATGCTCACTGATGCAAAGGGCGATGTGCGTGAGGTACTCATGCTCAGACAGCGACTCTCCAAATCATCGGTTCGGAAATACCATGCGATGGATACGGTAGCATTATCGGATGACAGGGCAAGAGGCATGTTCATGTTCTATGGAGCGAGCAGGACGGGCAGATTCGCGGGGCGGCATGTGCAGCTGCAGAACCTTCCACAGAACCACGCTCCTGATCTTGCGCAGGCAAGAGAACTAGTGCGAACTGGAAATTATGACTCGATGGAGATGCTCTATGACAGCGTTCCGTCAATGCTTTCGGAACTCATCAGGACAGCATTCATTCCGCGCACCGGATACAAGTTCTGCGTTGCAGACTTTTCCGCAATAGAAGCCAGGTGTCTCGCGTTCCTTGCAGGAGAGGACTGGAGACAGAAAGCATTTGCTGAAGGCAAGGATATTTACTGCGCGAGTGCAGAGAAAATGTTTCATGTCCCGGTCGAAAAGAACGGAGTCAACGGAGAACTCAGGCAGAAGGGAAAAATTTCTGAACTTGCTCTCGGCTACGGCGGGGCTAGCGGGGCCTTAAAAGCAATGGGCGCAATCGATATGGGACTCAGGGAAGAAGAACTGAAACCTTTGGTGGACGCGTGGCGAACAGCGAATCAGAACATCGTGCAGTTCTGGTGGGATATAGACAAAGCAGCCAAAGATGCAATCAGGATGAAAACAGAAGTGGAGTCGCGTGGATTCACATTCACCTGCAGAAGCGGGATGCTGTTCATAAAACTTCCTTCCGGCAGGAGCCTGTCATATGTCAAACCGCATATCGGGGTGAACCGTTTCGGATGGGAAAGCATCACATACATGGGCATCGGAACAGCAAGGAAGTGGGAAAGACTTGAGACCTATGGCCCGAAACTTACGGAAAACATCTGTCAGGCAGTATGCGCCGACATCTTGAAGTATGCAATGCGTACACTGTCGCACTGCTTCATAGTGGCTCATGTTCACGATGAACTTATCATAGAATGCAGAAAGGATGCGTCCCTTGATGCGATATGCGAGCAGATGGGCCGCACTCCTCCGTGGATAAAAGGACTGCTCCTAAGAGCCGATGGGTACGAATGCGATTTTTATCAGAAAGATTAAACAAAGAGCCTGGAAGAATCAAACTTCCAGGCCAAATAACATCACTGTATTGGATACTTTGCATAGTATTGCATCTCGCAGCTGTATTTCGAATCAAGTCCTTTCTCGATTTTTATCGGTATCAGGTGCTCTTTAAGAAAATCCAAGTCGGATAATTCTGTGAACGGAAGTCTGTTCTTATCCGCCTTGATTCCTGCAGTGCTAAAATCGCGGTCTAGTATAATATAACCGCCTGCTTTTTTGGCATATGCTTTAAAGCGTATATCACCAAATTGAGAGTTGTATATCAGTTCGGCTTCCTGTGATAGAATGTGGCAGTAGAATTTATTGGGATCAGCACCGCATTCTATAAAAAGATGCATAAGATAATCTGCTACAGTTTTTTCTTTATCAGTCAAATCACGGTCATAATTATAGGTCGTTGGCATACATGCATGTTCTGCCAAATCAACATATTTTTCCAAGTCATCGAATGATTGGAAATCGGAAAGCCAGTGTCGTACCTGCTTGTTTGATTGACTGGCAAAGAGCGGATCATTCATAAATTTTTGCTGATCTTCCATTGATAAGGATAAAGATATCCACTTTACATTGTCTGTTATCTTGATCCGAATGAAATCATCGAGATCAAATACCAGGGAAGTATAATCAGATGAACGATGTTCTATCTTGAAATGTGACAGTTCTTTACCTCTTTTTACAAGTTCATCTATAAAGAATTGGCATGCCTCTTCTTCATCGTTATGTCCGATAGCACGATCCTCCTGCCCGATATTTATTCCATTAAATCCAATAATTATCTGTCCGGACTTAGGAGCGGCATCAGCTTTTGCTGCACATTCGGGACATAATCCTCTGGCATTCAGCTTTAAAAACAATCCTTTTTTACCACAATTTTTACATTTCGCCATGATTCTCACCTCTGCATCAATTATAACATCTAATTCAAAATATGCTTGCTCAAAATCACTTCTCCTGTCCTTTGAATACTGAGGGATAGGAGAAGTTTTTATATCCCGGAAAGGAGGAGACAGCTTGGATGAAATATTAAGCAGGAAGAACAGCGAAGGATATACCGATATGACCGCGTATAAGGCGATACTGTCAGCTGACGGTTTTGACTACAGGCCGCTGGTATATATCTGCTCGCCGTATTCGGGCGACATCAAAAAGAATACGAACAATGCAAGGAGATACTGCCGGTACGCGGTAGACAAGGGAGTCATACCCATGTGCCCGCATCTTCTGTTACCGCAGTTCATGCGGGAGGATACGGAAAGAGATCTTGCACTGTTCATGGATCTTGTACTTCTTACGAAGTGCGCGGCTGTATGGGTATTCGGTAACACTGTTACTGACGGTATGCGGCTTGAGATCAACAGAGCGGAAAAAAGAGGACAGGAAGTCAGGTTCATAGAAGAGGAGGAACTTTCATGCATGAAGTAAGAGAACAATTAAAGGAGATAAACGGGACACCTATCGTTACATATGAGAGGGACATATGGGACGCTAATGTCCTTGAAGCCGAAGCCGGGACCACCGGGTTCATGGGAGGCGATGCCGGTCACGGAGGAAAAACATATTTCCGCATACAGGATGGAGGCGGGACGGCTATCAATGCTATGCCGCTGAAAGGAAGGAACGGTGAAAGCGAGGGTTTCGAAGTGCTTCTTTCAGGGGATGCGGAACTTCGCACAGTGATAACGGCGCTGAAATTCATCGTATCCGTCCTGGAAGATGAGAGCCGGGAGGAGGATGACTGATGGAGATGACTATTTACACAGCTGACTGCACCGGCAACGAAAGGAACAGCCTGTATCCGAATGTCTGCCCGGTAAACAGTGAAGACGCACTGAAGTCAGCTGTTTCCAAAGACCATGTCACGGCTAAGTTCCACAGGAGCCACCGCAGCAGCAGTGATTTCGAATCATCGGACTGCGAGGTAATGGACTGCGACAACGACCACAGTGACGATCCGGCGGAATGGGTGACACAGAATGATATAGCCGAACTGCTCGACGATGTCTCGTTTGCCATAGTCCCAAGCAGGCATGACGGGAAAGAAAAGGACGGAAAATCGGCCAGACCGAGGTTCCATGTGTATTTCCCGCACGGCATCATGACAAAAGCAGCTGATTCAGCGGCGCTCAAGAAAAAGATATTTGAAGCATTTTCGTTTTTTGACGGGAACGCACTGGACGCGGCGAGGTTCATCTACGGTGCTCCGTGTGAAACCATCTTATGGCATGAAGGGATGCTGACCATCGATGAGTTCCTTGCAGAAAGCGGTGACGCACATACATCATCGATACCGCAGGGGCAGAGGAACAGCACGATGTCAAGGTTCGCCGGCAGAGTACTTAAAAGATACGGCATATCGGAAAGATCACACGGTATCTTCATGGATGAGGCGGTAAAATGCGACCCTCCGCTCCCTGGAAGCGAGCTTTCAAAGATATGGTCAAGCGCCTGCAGGTTCGCAAAAAAGGTTCAAAGTCAGGAAGGCTATGTGCCGCCGGAAGAATACGAGTTTGAAAATGAATCACTTAAGCCTGCCGATTACTCGGATATAGGGCAGGCGAAGGCACTGGTCAGGGAATACAAGGATGAACTCAAATTCACGCCCGCAACTGACTTCATACGTTACGACGGATACCGCTGGGTGGAATCAAAGCAGAGAGCCGTGGGCGCTATGGAGGAATTTTTAGACCTTCAGCTTGAGGATGCGAAGGACGAACTGGATCATGCTTTCAAGGCCCTGATGGGTGCCGGAGTGTCAGAAGAAAAGATAAAAAGCGGGGGCAAGACACTAGAAAAAGTCATAGAAGCGGAACAGATGAAAGCATACAGCGCTTATCTTTCTGCCAGGTCATATATGGCATTCGTCATGAAACGGCGCGACATGAAATATGTGCTTTCAGCACTGCAGGCCGCGAAACCGATGATCGAGGTCGAGTATGAAAAACTCGATGGCGACGCGTATCTTTTGAACTGTCCGGACGGGACATATGATCTTTCGACAGGCATAAAAGGGCGGCATGAGCATAAGGCATCTGATCTCATCACGAAGATGACCGCCGCGCCACCGGGTGATTACGGTAAACAGATCTGGCTTTCATTCATTGACACGATCTTTCTTGGCGATAAGGAACTGATCGATTATGTGCAGATGATCGCCGGTATAAGCGCCATAGGCGAAGTCGACCTTGAAGCGCTTATAATCTCATACGGAGAGGGCAGCAATGGAAAGTCTACATTCTGGAACACTGTGGCGGGAGTCCTTGGAGATTACAGCGGGAGCATATCCGCTGATACGCTCACTGTCGGATGCAGGAGGAACGTAAAGCCGGAACTTGCCGAGGCGAAGGGCAGACGTCTGCTTATCGCGGCTGAACTTGAAGAAGGGATGCGTCTTTCCACATCGATAGTAAAGCAGCTTTGTTCCACAGATAAAATCTCGGCGGAAAAGAAATATAAGGATCCTTCCTCTTTCACTCCAAGCCACACGCTCGTCCTTTACACGAACCACCTTCCAAGGGTAGGAGCAATGGACTCAGGTACATGGAGGAGGCTCATCGTTATCCCGTTCAATGCCAGGATAACCGGAAAAAGCGACATCAAGAATTATTCAAGATACCTTTTAGATAATGCTTCCCCATACGTGATGAAGTGGATCATCGAGGGCGCGAAAAAGGCGATAGATGCCGGATTCAGTTTTCGTGAGCCTGAATGCGTAAGGGAGACTATTGAAAAATATAAAGATGACAGCAACTGGCTCGAGCATTTCCTTGATGACTGCTGTGACATCGGAGAAGTATGCAGTGAAAGATCCGGGAAACTGTACGAAGAGTACCGTGCGTACTGTCAAAGGACAGGAGAGTTCACAAGGAGCACAACGGAGTTTTATGCGGCAGTAGAGCAGCGAGGCTTCGTGCGTGTGAAGAAAAGAGCGGGAATCATCATACTTGGCTTAAAACTAAGGCTTACGGACTTTGTTGAATAGAAAGTGTGCAGGTGTGAGCAGGTCTTATATAAAACCCCCTTTAGGGCAAAAATTTCAGAAAAAAACGCTATAGGGAAAAGTTATGTAATGACTTGCAATGACCTGCACAAGTGATCATGTTGAATGGAAAATGCGCAGGTGTGTGCTGGTCTTATATAAAACCCCCTTTAGGGCAAAAATCTCAGAAAAAAACGCTATAAGGAAAAGTTATGTAATGACCAGCATTGACCACCGCAGCAGAAAGGAAAAGAGCATGAAAGAATCAGAATTAGAACGCAGATTCACGGATACGGTAAAGCATAAAGGCGGTCTTGCGCTGAAGTTTGTTTCACCGGGCTATGACGGGATGCCGGACAGACTGGTGCTGTTTGAGAACGGCAGGATGGGATTCGTGGAAGTAAAGGCACCCGGGAAAAAGCCACGGCACCTTCAGGCCGCACGACACAGGATGCTTCGAATGATGGGATATAAGGTATTCGTCCTGGACAGCGAGGACGATATGGAAAGGATGGCAGATGAAATACGAACCGCATGATTATCAGATATACGCAGCTGAATATATAAAAACACACCCGGTCTCGGCGGTTTTCCTGTCGATGGGACTTGGCAAGACATCGATAACGCTCACGGCGCTTTCTGATCTGCTGTTCGACAGCTTCGTGATACACAGGGTACTTGTGATAGCACCGGTAAGAGTAGCGAAGTTCTCATGGCCGGATGAATTAAAGAAGTGGGACCACCTGTCATACCTCACATACGCGGTCGCGGTCGGGACACCGAAAGAAAGGGCGGAGGCAGTGCAAAAGGGCGCTGACATCACGATCATCAATCGTGAGAATGTCCAGTGGCTCATAGAAAAGAGCGGTCTTGGATTCCCGTTCGACTGCATAGTGGTCGATGAACTTTCATCTTTCAAGAACCACCAGGCAAAGAGATTCAGGTCACTGATGAAAGTGAGAGCCAAGGCGAGCCGCGTCATAGGACTTACCGGCACACCGTCTTCGAACGGACTGATGGACCTGTGGGCGGAGTTCAGGATACTTGACATGGGAGAGCGGCTCGGAAGATTCATCGGTCAGTACAGGACGGCATATTTCAGACCGGACAGGACGAACGGTCAGATCGTGTATTCATACAAGCCGCTGCCGGGGGCGCAGGAGCAGATATACGATAAGGTCTCCGACATCACGATCTCGATGAGGGCGGAAGAGCATCTTGCGATGCCGGAACTTATATCCAATGAGTATCCCGTGTTCATGTCTGATGCCGAAGCGAAAGATTACCATGAGATGGCTGAGAAGTTCGTGCTTGAACTTCCCGGAGGCGAGATAACAGCGGCAAACGCGGGAGTGCTGTCAGGCAAACTGTCGCAGATGGCAAACGGAGCGATATACACGGAAGACGGCAGGACAATAAACCTTCATGACAGAAAGCTGGATGCCCTTGAGGACATCATCGAATCAGCGAACGGCCAGCCGCTCCTTATAGCTTACTGGTACCGTCATGACAGGGAAAGGATAGAGGAACGGCTAAGGAAACTAGGCATTGACTACGGATGCCTTGATAAGGATGAAAACATTCGAAGGTGGAACAGAGGCGAGATGCCTGTAGCGCTGATACATCCGGCATCAGCAGGACACGGTCTGAATCTCCAGTCCGGCGGGAGCACCATCGTGTGGTTCTCTTTGACATGGAGCCTTGAACTCTATCAGCAGACAGTTGCAAGGCTGTGGCGGCAGGGACAGACATCGAACACCGTGGTAGTGATGCATCTCGTGACCAAAGGAACTATCGATGAACGTGTGCTGAAAGCGCTGTCGGCAAAGGATATATCACAGTCAGCGCTTATAGAGGCGGTCAAGGCAGACATCGGAGGTGAAAAAGATGCATGAGAACACAAGCGACCCGTATGAGAACCTGGCTAATGCAGTGGTCATAAAGGCGGCGAAGGATCACAGAAGAGCCGTATCTGCACTGAGGAGAAACAATAACAGCGAGAGAGCGAAGTATATGCTGAATGAAACGGATGGGTTCTTTCTTTCCGACTGGTTCACTGTGCTGACGGATCTTGACGGCGAGGTGCTCATGACGAAGATAAGGGAAGGAGCGTGAGCAGATGACCGCGAAAGAATACTTCAGACAGGCATACCGCCTGGATCAGAAAATAAACAGTGACCTGGAAGAAGCCGCCGCACTGCGTGAGATGGCTGAGACCATATCATCACCGCAGCTTTCAGAGCGTGTGCAGACATCAAAGAAACAGGACGCGCCGTTCGTAAGATGCCTTGAAAAGATAATGGATCTTGAAAGAAGGATAGATGAGGAGGCGGGTCTGCTGGTGGATCTCAAGAACGAGATGCGTTTCGTGATCTCAACAGTAGAAGATACGGACGAACGGATGGTTTTAAAGTACCGTTACATCCACAGTTACACCTGGGACAGGATAGCCGAGGAACTCCATGCCGATCCTAGGACAGTCAGAAGGTGGCACGGGAACGCGCTGCAGCATTGTGAAATGCCGGAAAATCCTGTGAAAATATGAAAAACGCCCGAAATGTCCGCAAATGTCCTAAGATGCCCACATGCCTTTTGTGTTATAGTATAATCAGGAAAAAAGAATGGAGACTGACCTCGCGGGGGAAACCTTGCGGGGTTTTCTTATGCAATGAAACGAGGTGGCATGGATGCCGAGAAAACCAAGGAAGCCCTGTGCCTTCCCGGGATGTCCGAGGCTTGTGGAAAGCGGCAGCAGATACTGCAGTGAACATCAGAAGGAAGAGGACAGACGTTATGAGAAGTACGGACGTGACCCGCACACGCGCCGCAGGTACGGAAGGGCATGGAAGAGGATAAGAGACAGGTACGTGTCAACCCATCCTTTGTGCGAGATGTGTCTGAAGGACGGAAGGTACGCGAAGACGGAAGAGGTGCATCATATCAAGCCGCTGTCAGAAGGCGGTACGCATGATGACGATAACCTAATGGCTCTTTGCAAGTCGTGTCATTCAAGGATACATGCGGAACGCGGGGACAGATGGAACAAAAGAAGATCAGATCATGCAGATGATGAGACCGATGAAAAATAATATTTCTCCGAGGGGAGGGGCGGTCTTTATCTCTGCAGACGATCCTGAGGGCAACGGTGCCGGGGTCACGCGTGCAAAAAACGCAATTCAAAGGCGGTATTGACTAAAGGAAGGAGTAAGCAGTGGCAAAAGACGGTACGAACAGGGGCGGCGCAAGGGTCGGGGCAGGCAGAAAGCCGAAGGCGCTGAACGACAAGATAGCAAAAGGGAAAGCCGCGACAATAATCGAACTGCCGGAACCGCCTGTGTTCTCCGGTGAGGATATGCCGCCGGTCAAGGAATACTTAAAAGCAAAGCAGAAGAACGGGGTAGACCTGTGCGCGGAGGAAGTATACAGGGAGACATGGAAATGGCTCAAAGAGCGCGGCTGTGAAAAAATCGTAAACACGCAGCTGATCGAACAGTATGCCATGAGCGTATCCAGATGGATACAGTGCGAGGAGTGCATATCCGAGTTCGGATTCCTCGCAAAACATCCAACGACCGGGAATGCCATCGCATCTCCGTATGTTTCAATGAGCCAGCAGTACATGAAGCAGGTCAATCAGATCTGGTATCAGATATTCCAGGTGGTAAAGGAGAACTGCGCATCGGATTACAGCGGGATGACACCGCAGGACGATGTCATGGAAAGACTGCTCAAGGCACGGAAAGGATAGGCGATGACGGCAACGGATTTCATAAAGATACTGAAAAGAAGACGCGGAGTACTTATCTCGCATCAGATAAAAACACTGAAAGGTCAGGCTCTTGCAGGCGATGTAGAAGGCGCTCGCAAGGGCCTTTATAAGATATTGAACGGGAGCGGCAGAAATGAAATTTGAAAAGAAAGATATCACTGAACTCATACCGGCGGAATACAATCCCAGGAAGGATCTGAAACCGGGTGACGAGGAATACGAAAAACTAAAGAAGTCACTGGAGCAGTTCGGCTATGTCGAACCCATCATCTGGAATGGCGGGACAGGGCATGTAGTCGGCGGGCATCAGAGACTGAAAGTGCTCATCGATATGGGCATGACTGAAGCTGACTGCGTGGTCATCGATATGGATGAAGAAAAAGAAAAGGCGCTGAACATCGCTCTCAACAAGATAAGCGGTGACTGGGACAGAGAAAAACTTGCTCTTCTTATTACAGACCTGCAGGGGTCTGACCTTGATGTTTCACTTACAGGGTTCGATGAAGATGAGATAGCAGATCTGTTCGCATCACAGGACGGAGCGGATGTGAAGGATGATGATTTCGACCTCACGGCAGCACTTGAGAAGGCATCGTTCGTGGAACGCGGTGACCTGTGGCTCGTCGGGAGACACAGGCTGTACTGCGGTGATGCAACGAACGGGGATGATGTGAAGACCCTCATGGACGGAAAGAAAGCGAACCTTATTGTGACTGATCCTCCGTATGGAGTTTCATTCAAGAGCAGCAGCGGACTCACCATACAGAACGATTCCATGAAAGGTGACGATTTCTATACATTCCTTTTCGAGTCATTCAAGAACATGGCGGATCAGCTTGAAAACGGAGGCAGCGCATACGCATTCCATGCAGACACCGAAGGACTGGTATTCAGGAAAGCATTCATCGATGCCGGATTCCACCTTGCCGGTGTATGTATCTGGGTGAAGAACAGCCTGGTACTCGGGCGCTCGGATTATCAGTGGCAGCATGAGCCTGTCCTTTACGGATTCCTTCAGAACGGAAAACACAGATGGTACTCGGACAGGAAACAGACCACCATATGGAATTATGACAAGCCTAAAAAGAACAGTGACCATCCGACATCGAAGCCGCTTGATCTTTTAGCATATCCGATAGGGAACTCATCGCAGGAGAACGGCATAGTGCTCGATACATTCGGGGGCAGCGGTTCCACGATGATGGCCTGTGAACAGATGAACAGGATATGCTGCATGATGGAACTCGATGAGAAATACGCATCGGTGATACTGAGAAGGTACGCGGAAGATACGAAAGATGAAGCAGACATCTTCTGCATCAGGGACGGAAGCAGGATACCGTATGCTGACCTTGTAAAAGAAGTGGAGGGCAGAGATGTGCAAAATGACGCTTGGAAGTCTGTTTGACGGATCAGCGGGATTCCCTCTCGGCGGGATGCTCTGCGGGATAACACCGGTATGGGCATCGGAGATAGAGCCGTTTCCCATAAGGGTAACGACAAAGCGTATCCCGTTCATGAAACATCTGGGAGACATATCGAAGATAAAAGGCTCTGAAATAGAGCCGGTTGACATAATCACATTCGGATCGCCATGCACTGACATGTCCGTGGCAGGCAAAAGAGAAGGACTGACGGGGAAACAGTCAGTGCTTTTTTATGAAGCCGTCCGGATAGTCAGGGAAATGAGGGAGAAAACCGATGGAAGATATCCGAAATACATCGTGTGGGAAAACGTCACAGGAGCGTTCTCCTCGAACAAAGGAAAAGATTTCAGGGCAGTCCTTGAAGAGATCGCACGGATCAAATCAGCAGACATATCAGTTCCTGCTCCTGAAAAATGGAACAGGTCAGGATGCATCATGGGAGATGATCTCTCCATCGCATGGCGAACATTCGATGCTCAGTACTGGGGAGTGCCCCAGAGAAGAAGACGTATCTACCTTGTCGCAGATCTTGATGGAAGGCGTGCCGGAAAAATACTATTTGAGTCGGAAGGCGTGTCAGGGTATTCTCACGAGGGCTTCAAAGCGTGGCAAAGAACTGCCGGAAGTATTGAAAAAAGCGCTGATATCACAGGCTGCATGTGCCTGAACGATCAGGGCGGAGAGCGAATGGATGTGACGGAGGATATGACTGCAACGCTTCGCGCCGCGGCTAATCATCCGCCGCTGGTTTTCGAGAACCATTCGCAGGATTCAAGGTATACGGGACCGCTAAGTAAATCACAGACTGTGCTTGCAACATTCGGGACAGGCGGGAACAATCAGCCGCTCGTTATGCAGTCAGCAGGTTTCTGCACGGAGCATTCTGAAAAAAGCCGGAGCATCGGGTATGAGAAAGAAAAATCGCCTACCCTCAGGGCAGGAATTGTGCCGGCGGCGATGCAGGTGTTCGGGATCTGCTCGGACGGCAGCAATTCCATGAGATCTGATAATCCGAAGTCAGGTATATATGAGGCGGAGACTTCACGCACCATAGACACGGGAGGCGGCAATCCGGCATGCTGTCAGGGCGGGATGGCAGTAGTCGCAGTCCAGGGTTCCATGATAGGAAGAAAAGACGGGAACGGTCCAAAAGGTGACGGAGTAAATGAAAAGACCGGATATACCCTGAACACTGTTGACAGGCATGCCGTTGCATACGGCATAGACCGTGCGGCTTTCAATCAGGGACAGAATGCAAAGTATGATTTTGCTGTCGAAGAAGAAAAAGAACCTACCATAGTTGCGAGAGGACCGGGCGCAGTCGCTGAAGCCAAGACACTGAAGATCCGTTCAGGAAAGGACGGCGGAGGCAAAGGCGCGCTTATCCAGAATGATAAGTCGGCAACGCTGTCATGCAATAACGACCAGACATTGTTTCAGCCGAGGTATTCTGCTAACAAGGCATCTTTTTTCATGAAAGCGGAAAAGGATGTGGCGGGAACACTGGTTGCGACAGATTATAAGGATCCGCCGCTTGTGAACGAGACGGAATATATCGTAAGAAGACTTACACCGACAGAGTGCGCAAGGCTGCAGGGATTCCCGGACTGGTGGTGCAGTGACCTCGGGACGGAAGATGTGACTGCGGCGGATATCCGGTTTTGGAGAGAGGTCTTTGAAACACACAGAGTCATAGTGACCGGCGCATCAAAACCAAAGACGGACAAGCAGATAGTGAAGTGGCTGAAAGACCCGCATTCTGATTCGGCGGAATACAAGATGTGGGGCAACGGTGTTGCTCTGCCGAATGTTTGTTTCGTGCTTGCGGGCATCGTACATTATTCTTCGGAATAAGTGCAGATAACCCTTGCTATATGTGGCTTTTAGAGTGATATATGTATGTACAAAAAGAAAGGCTGCAAAAGCAGGGAGGTAAAATCAATGAAAGCAGAATATAACTTAAAGGGAAAAGAGAGGAAGAGCCTGGTCGATGCTATTGCAAAGATCACGGCATGCGAACCTCAGTACAAAAAAGCGCCGACATTCGAGTACACGGTCGGTGATTTCACTGTCGATAAGGAAGGCACGGTAATTTCAGATGATGCGGATGCACTTGACCATCTCAGGCAGGACCTTGCCGCAGACGGATTCATGGCTTCGGATGACGGAACTGAAATGCAGAAGGACGATATAGTCATATCGCTTCCGTTTTCAGGCTTTACAGAAGAGGAACTGGATAAACTGGAACAGCTCATCGCATCAAAGGAAAGCCTTATCAAAGCGGCATTTGGCACAGATGACCTTACCTTGATAAAAGACAATGACAGAGTATCATTCAACTGGTTCCACGACACCATCGATGCAGATCATGCCGCGGCCTACACTGATTTCGTTTCGGCACTTGCGAACACCGCAAAGGCGCAGAAGAGGATCACCGCAAAGGATAAGCCGGTCAGCAATCAGAAATACGCATTCAGGTGTTTCCTGCTGAAACTTGGATTCATCGGCGACGACTTCAAAAGAGACAGGAAGATCCTGCTTGAAAGACTGAGCGGTTCATCCGCATTCAAAGGAGGCGCTGACGATGAGATTTCCAAGTAGAGAAACTGTCGAAAAGGTAAAAAAGGAATATCCGGCAGGCGCAAGAGTGGAACTTGTGCATATGGATGATGTGCAGGCACCGCCTAAAGGCACAAAGGGTACCGTCAAGGGTGTCGATGATACTGGGTCAGTAATGGTTGCATGGGACAATGGCAGCGGACTCAATGTGGTATACGGAGAAGACTTCTGCCGGAAACTCGACACGGTCACCACCATCTGTTACGGAAAAGAGCGGATGTGGGATTCAAGGGACGAGGCGCTTGCCTTTTTCCTGGAGGGCATGACGATGAGCGAAGGCAGTGAGCAGGCAAGATACACCGCGATATATATGAAGCTGATGGCGGGAGCAGAGGTGGCTGACGATGACGAGTGAAGTACGTGACCAGATACTGAAAGTCAGAGACACCGGACTCACTAACATGTTTGATGTAAACGCGGTTCAGCGTATAGCGTTCGGCATGGATCTGTTCGACCTTGCCATATATCTTGATGACCGGGAAAACCGTAGGGAATACACCCGTTTCATCATGACAGGAGATACAGAATAAATACATCATTATCTACAGAAATGACTTGCTATCATGTGCTTTCAGAGTGATATATAGACTACGAAAAGAAAAGCACGAAGCAAGGAGGTAAGGATATGTGGAGTGAAGGAACTATAGGGATACCTGAAAAGGACAGCAATGGGAAAACCATATGCCATTACTGGGTAAAGCATTTTGAAGAACCGAGTCATTTCGGCATAAACGAGGGCAGGATAAGCAAACTAATGATAAAGATAAACGGTCAGGTCACATGCAGCTATGACAGAGGATGGGACATCGAGCCGGAAGATGAGCCGACATCGATTGCTTACATGATACTGCTCCAGAAATACAACTAGCGGTTACAGAGGAGATATGATCCGAAAGGGTCTTCTTCTCGTTGCAGGAAGGTACGGGCGGGAGGAGGTACTTTGCGAAAACTGAAGAAATATAAACCTACAGGATTCATGGCAAAAGAATCCCGTTATGATAAGAAGGCTGCGGATTACGCGGTCTCTTTTATTGAGTGCCTCTGCCACACCAAAGGCACCTGGGCGGGTAAGCCATTCGAACTGATCGACTGGCAGGAGAGGATAATCCGTGATGTTTTCGGGGTTCTCAAGGAAAACGGATACAGACAGTTCAATACCGCATATATAGAGATACCAAAGAAGATGGGCAAGAGTGAACTTGCTGCTGCGGTAGCTCTTTTATTATGCTGCGGGGACGGGGAAGAAAGAGCCGAAGTCTACGGCTGTGCAGCTGACCGCCAGCAGGCATCCATCGTATTCGAGGTGGCTGCCGACATGGTGCGTATGTGTCCTGCACTGAATAAAAGAGTCAAGATACTGACTTCACAGAAAAGGATAATCTTTCATCCTACAAACAGCTTCTACCAGGTGCTTTCCGCAGAAGCATATTCAAAGCATGGCTTCAATATTCACGGGGTTGTGTTCGATGAACTACATACGCAGCCGAACAGGAAACTGTTCGATGTAATGACGAAAGGTTCAGGTGATGCGAGGATGCAGCCATTGTACTTCCTTATAACTACCGCCGGCACTGATACGAACAGCATCTGCTATGAAACTCATCAGAAAGCGAAGGACATACTGGAAGGCAGAAAGATCGACAATACTTTTTACCCGGTCATATATGGCGCGGGTGAGGAAGATGACTGGACAGATCCTAAGGTATGGGAGAAAGCAAATCCATCTCTTGGGATAACCGTGGGCATCGACAAGGTAAAGGCGGCATGTGAATCAGCAAAGCAGAATCCGGGTGAAGAGAACTCTTTCCGGCAGCTCAGGCTGAATCAGTGGGTGAAGCAGTCTGTAAGGTGGATGCCTATGGATAAGTGGGATTCATGCGCATTCCCTGTCGATGAAGATTCGTTGAAAGGCAGAGTCTGTTACGGCGGACTCGATCTTTCGTCCACTACTGACATCACTGCTTTCGTACTTGTCTTTCCACCGGAGGATGAAGATGACAAGTTCATGCTGCTGCCGTACTTCTGGATACCGGAAGAAACACTAGACCTTCGTGTAAGGCGCGATCATGTGCCGTATGATGTCTGGGAAAAACAGGGAATGCTCAAGACCACGGAAGGCAATGTCGTTCATTACGGTTATATCGAGAAGTTCATCGAAAGCCTGGGAGAGCAGTTTAACATCCGTGAAATCGCATTCGACAGATGGGGAGCAGTGCAGATGGTACAAAACCTGGAAGGGATGGGGTTCACGGTCGTTCCGTTCGGACAGGGATTCAAGGACATGAGTCCTCCGACAAAAGAACTTATGAAACTCACGCTTGAAGGAAGGATCGCACATGGTGGTCATCCGGTACTCAGATGGATGATGGACAACATCTATATAAGGACAGATCCTGCCGGCAACATCAAAGCTGATAAAGAAAAGTCCACGGAGAAGATAGATGGCGTGATTGCGTCGATAATGGGACTCGACCGTGCAATACGGTGTGGAAATGATACATCAGAGTCCGTGTACGATACCAGGGGCCTTTTAGTGCTGTAAGGGGAAACATTAATAATTCCGAATAATCGTCAGACTATTGGAACGCTGTAAAAGCTGTGGTATATTATCCGTACCGAATTTGAAAGGTAAGGGAATGCCATATGCTTACATATAAAGAAATCGAGAACATCGTTGCATGCGCGATGGAAAAGTACAGGAAAGAGAATGCCGCGACTGGATGGAACAAAGAAGATCTGCAAAATGCCATCAATGATCTCGGCGGCGATAAATCGGACCTTTACCGTGCGATGTCTGCAGCAATGGACATCTGCATTGGAAATAAGGAAGAAAACGAACACATACTTTCATAAGTAAATAAGGGAATATCTTTTCAGAGCATCTACCGAAAAACGGCAGGTGCTTTTATTATGTCCATTTTTGGGACAAAGGAGGTGCCTATGAGCATTTTTAGCGGTTTATTCAGATCAAGGGACAAGCCTGAGAACCGTACAGCGGGAAACGCATTCAGCTTTTTCCTGGGGAACAGCACGAGTGGTAAAAGAGTGACCGAAAGATCTGCGATGCAGATGACGGCGGTCTATTCATGCGTCCGTATACTATCGGAGTCGATCGCAAGCCTGCCGATCCATGTCTACAGCTATCGTGAAGACGGAGGAAAAGAAAAGGCAACGGATCAGCCGCTGTATTTCCTGCTGCATGATGAGCCGAATCCTGAAATGACATCATTTATATTCAGAGAAACGCTCATGACGCATCTGCTCCTTTGGGGCAATGCATACGCTCAGATCATAAGGAACGGCAAGGGGGAGATCATAGGACTGTATCCGCTGATGCCTAACCGCATGAGTGTTGACAGAGATGATAAAGGTCAGCTGTATTACGAATATACGCTGACTAATGATGATGCTCCAACAATGAAGGGCAGCACGGTGAGACTGTCACCATCCGATGTGCTGCATATACCGGGACTGGGTTTTGACGGACTTGTCGGATATTCTCCTATAGCGATGGCCAAGAACGCGATAGGTCTTGCCATTGCAACGGAAGAATATGGCTCTAAGTTCTTTGCGAACGGTGCAGCGCCAAGCGGTGTGCTTGAACATCCGGGGACACTTAAGGACCCGGCAAAGATAAGAGAAAGCTGGCAGCAGACATTTGGCGGAAGTTCCAATGCGCATAAGGTGGCGGTGCTTGAAGAAGGAATGAAATACACTCCTATATCGATATCACCGGAACAGGCGCAGTTCCTTGAAACAAGGAAATTCCAGATAGATGAGATAGCAAGGATATTCAGAGTGCCGCCCCATATGGTCGGTGACCTTGAAAGAAGCACGTTCTCAAATATCGAGCAGCAGTCACTGGAGTTCGTCAAATACACGCTCGATCCGTGGGTGTCAAGGTGGGAGCAGGCAATAACGAGGTCGCTCTTTACACCGGATGAGAAAAAGAAATACTTTGTAAAGTTCAATCTGGACGGGCTGCTCAGAGGAGATTATCAGAGCCGCATGAACGGATATGCGGTAGGACGGCAAAACGGATGGATGTCCGCAAACGACATCCGCGAACTTGAAAACCTTGACCGTATCCCAGAGGAAGAAGGCGGTGACCTTTACCTCATAAACGGAAATATGACGAAACTTGAAGATGCAGGATTGTTTGCGGGGACTGCGGGAAAGGAGGAGAACACTGATGGGAACAAATAAGTTCTGGAAGTGGAAGAACAGAATAATATCCGATCAGGAGGGTGAAGGCAGCGTTACCGAAAGGACGCTGTTTTTAAATGGCACGATAGCCGAGGAAAGCTGGTTCGATGATGATGTGACACCTGCACTTTTCAAAGATGAACTTGTAAGCGGAGAGGGTGACATAACTGTATGGATCAACTCACCTGGTGGTGACTGCGTAGCAGCGGCACAGATCTACAACATGCTGATGGACTATAAAGGAGACGTCACGGTAAAGATAGACGGTATCGCGGCATCGGCCGCATCCGTGATCGCAATGGCGGGAACGAAAGTCCTTGTATCACCTGTATCCATGATGATGATCCATAACCCGGCAACGATAGCATTCGGTGACACCGGAGAGATGCAGAAAGCAATATCCATGCTATCGGAAGTAAAGGAATCCATCATAAATGCCTATGAGATCAAGTCAGGCATGAGCCGGGCTAAGCTTGCAAGGCTAATGGACGAAGAAACATGGATGGATGCAAGGAAGGCCGTGGAACTTGGATTTGCCGACGAGATCTTAAAAAGAGACACGGCAGATCTAAACGATGAGCCTGCAATGACGGATACGCTGTATTCGCCTGCAAGGGTGACCAACTCACTGATGGATAAGATAGCGGCAAAATGCCGCATCGAAGGTAAACAAGTAACTGAAGACAAAGTGAAAGCCGATACGCTTATCGCACGGCTCGATCTTTTAAAGAACTGGAGGTAACAGGATATGAATACTATTCTAGAAATGATGGAAAAAAGGAACGAGGCCTGGGAAGGCGCAAAGGCATTCGTTGAAAGCAAGCGTGACAAAGACGGACTTCTTTCAGAAGAGGATGCCAATACCTATGCGGGCATGGAGAAAAAAGTAAAGGATTACGGCGCAGAGATCGAAAGGCTCCGCAGTATGGAGGCTATGGAAGATGAACTGAAGAAGCCGGTCAGCAAACCAATAATCAGTAAGCCGCTCAAAGAAAATGACGATAAGCCTGAAAAAACAGGTCGTGCGTCTGATGAATACAGAAAGGGCATGCTCATGGCTCTGCGTTCAAACTTCAAGCATGTCAGCGATGTGCTGCAGGAGGGAGTCGATACGGACGGAGGATATCTCGTCCCGGACGAATATGATTCCAGGCTCATCGATGTACTAAGTGAGCAGAACATCATGAGGCAGCTCGGTACGATCATCACCACAAGCGGTGAGCATAAGATAAACATCGCAGCCACGAAACCGGCGGCGCTGTGGGTAGAGGAAGGCGGTGCACTCACATTCGGTGATGCGACCTTCTCACAGATCATCATGGATGCACATAAACTCCATGTGGCGATCAAGATAACGAATGAACTTCTTTATGACAATGCGTTCAACCTCGAAAGCTATATCCTTGACCAGTTCGGCAAGGCTCTGGCTAATACTGAGGAGGACGCATTTTTAAATGGAGATGGCAAGGGCAAGCCTCTGGGCCTGTTCGCGGAAACAGGCGGCGGTCAGGCTACAGCAGTAACAAGCGGCGCGAATATTTCAGCCGATGACATCATAAGCCTTGTATATACGCTGAAGCGTCCGTACAGACAGAATGCGAAGTTCATCTTGAATGACCAGACTATTTCATCCATAAGGAAACTTAAGGACAATAACGGCGCATACATGTGGCAGCCGTCAGCCCAGGCAGGCGAACCGGACAGACTCTTCGGATATGAAGTCTACACATCGGCATACGCACCGCTTGCAGAAGCAGGAAAACCGGCTGTTGCGTTCGGTGACTTCTCTTATTACAACATCGGTGACAGAGGCACTCGTTCATTCCAGGAACTCAAAGAACTCTTCGCAGGCAATGATATGACAGGCTATATCGCAAAAGAGCGTGTAGACGGAAAACTTATCCTGCCGGAAGCAGTGCAGATCCTGAAGATGAAAGCGTGATGCTAAATGGGCAGCGTCATAACGGCGCTGCCATATTTTTTGGAGGTGATGCGTATGTTCGTCACGCTTGATGAAATGAAGAATTATCTGAGAGTGGACCACACTGATGATGACGAACTCATAGGACACATCCTTGAATCAGCGGAGCGCGTATGCATGGATATCGTTAGAACGGACGACAGTGCAAAATTCGAGGAAATGGTCAATGCAAGGACTGCGGTCATGTATACGGCTGCATATTTTTATGAGCATAGAGAAGAGGCTGATTTCCACGAATTAACGCTGATGCTCAGAAGCCTGTTGTCAGGCAGCAGGGAGGCGGGATTTTAATGAATATCGCACTTCTCAATACAAGAGTAACATTCCAGAAGCAGCTGACCGAGATTGACGATATAAGTAATCACGTAAACTCATGGACAGAATATTTCACATGCGCTGCAACGATCAGCGGTGAGGGCGGCAGTGAATCATATCAGGCGGCTGAGACCAATGAAAAGTCGGATATATGCGTAACTGTGAGATGGTGCAAAAAGACCGCTGAAATAAAGTCAACTGAATACCGCGTAATGTTTGACGGAGAAATTTACGACATACTCTCAGTAGATCATTTCAGCTATAAGAAGGATGCAGTCAAATTCCGGTGCATAAAGGTGAAGAGATGAAGATAGAAGATCTGGCGGATGCCATTGAGGATGAACTGAATATCTATGCAAAAGGCAGCGCTGCAGTCGTAAAGAATGCTGTGAAGGATACTGCAAAGGAAATAAAGGATGGCATCGCCGCAGGTGCACCGGTAGGTGTCACCGGAAAATACGCAAAGAGCTGGAGAGTAAAGAAAACAGCAGAAACTGATACGAGTGTCTCCTATATCATACACGCAAACAAGGATGGATATCGCCTGGCACACCTTCTGGAGTTCGGTCATGTAAATCGTGACGGTGGACGCACAGACGCGAAAGAACATATTGGTCCTGCAGAGAAGAAGGGTAAGGCATCAATAGAAAAGAAGATAAGGAGCGGGTTGAAATGACAGTAGCAGAGATACTTAAGGACACAGGCCTTCCGTACGCGTATGACCACTTTGCGGAAGGCGAGTCACCGAAACCGCCCTTTGCCGTGTACTACCATCCTGAGAGCACCAATTTCGGTGCAGACAACATCGTATGGTCAAGAGCGGATACGGTCTACCTGGAACTTTATACAGATAAAAAAGATATAGAAACTGAAAACATTATAGAAAAAGCACTGATGCAGAATGGGATCTACTGGGATAAGTCTGAGACCTGGATAGATTCGGAAAAACTGTACGAGGTGCTTTATTCATTTGGAACGGAGGGATTTTAATGTCCGACAGCAATAAGATCACATACGGTCTTTCCAATGTGCATGTATGGCCGATAACATCGGTCGCAGCAGATGGAAAGCCGACATACGGCACTGTTATTAACATGCCGGGAGCAATTGAAATGTCACTTTCAGCAGAAGGTGATACAGCGACATTCTATGCGGATAACATATTGTACTGGACGGCTGAAGCCAACAACGGGTACAGCGGTTCACTTACGATCGCGGAGATGCCGGAGGATTTTGCACAGAAAGTGCTCAATCAGATAAAAGACAACAACGGTGTATTGATAGAAGATTCTACAGCGACAGGGACTGAGTTTGCGATGGCATTCGAGTTTGAAGGAGACATCAACAAGAAGAGGATACTGTTCTACCGCTGCACAGCGGGGAGACCTGATGTTGGTTCATCATCCAAGGAAGACAAGATCGAACCGAACAAGCAGGAGATCTCCATCAAAGCATCACCAAGGCTCGATAACCATTACGTGAAGGCAAGCGTTGCGGATGCATCATCCACGGCATACTCGGCATGGTACGGCGCATCACCGTATGAAGCAGTGACGACAACAGCAACCGCTTCAAAGACAAGCACTTCGACTTCCGGGTCTTAAAGGAGGCATTTAAAGGATGATAAAGAATATTGAAATAGCAGGCAAAGATGTCAAATTTGATACTTCACTGTCATGGATGTTCCTGTATAAGACACAGTTCGGCAGTGATCCAATAGATATCATAATGCCGGCGATCAAGGCGGCGGTACCGCTCTTTGAGAATGCCGGTAATACCCTTACTGCAGCGGATATCGATATGATAACGGATGTGCTTTCAGAGATGAATGTCACTGAAGGACTGCAGCTTATTTGGGCGCTTGCGGCGAACGCGGAAAAAGATATAGATGAGCCTTCTGCATGGTATCACGGATTCGATACTTTTCCGCTTGATGAGATACTCGCCGGCATCGTGCCGGCAATAGTCGAATCATGCCTAAGTACAAAAAAATTCCAGGCACTGTCTCAGGCGGCAAAGAAGGCAGTGCCGAAGAAGCGAACATCGAGAGCATCCTCACGGCAGGCCTGATGCGGGGTCTTCGTATGAATGATACGAGGACGATGACGCTCGGAATGTGGATAGATTACATTATCGAGTGGAACATCATCAATATGCCGGACGGTAATACGAACAGAATGGCAACACAGGAAGACTTCGATAAGTTCTGATCGTGCTGCCGGCACGATAGATAAAAGGGAAGGAGGGCCAAGTCATGGCGGGAAATATAAAGGGCATAACCATCGAACTGAATGGGGACACTACTAAGCTTGATAAGGCTCTCCGTGAAGTAGGAAAAGAAACCAGGACAGTTCAGCGGCAGCTTTCTGAAGTGGAGAAGGCGCTGAAACTGGATCCTGGAAACACTGACCTCATAAAACAGAAGCAGAGACTCCTGGGTGAGGAGATACAGTCGACAAAAGACAAACTTGGTATGTTGCGGCAGGCTGACCAGGATGTTTCAAAAGACATGGAAAAGGGGACTGCGGGCGCTGCTGAAAAGCACAGTGAACTGCAAAGACAGATCACCGTTACGGAATCCAAGGAAAAGGCACTTCAGAAAGAGTTCGACAAACTGAAAGGCGTGTCAGGAGACACATTAAAGATAGCCGCAGGATTCGAAAACGCGGGAACAAAAATCAAGTCGGTCAGTGATAAGGTCGGCAGCATCGGCAAAGGCATGACAAAAGGTGTCACAGCACCGGTAGTCGCAGTCGGAGCTGCAAGTGCCAAAGCTTTTACCGAAGTCGACGATGCAATGGATACGGTGGTTAAAAAGACAGGAGCATCCGGCAAGTCTCTCGATTCCATGAAAAAGAACGTGGAGAACATAGCAACGAGCATCCCCACGACCTTTCAGGCTGCAGGTGATGCAGTAGGTGAAGTCAATACGAGATTCCATCTGACGGGCAAATCCTTAGAAAGCGTATCCGCGCAGTTCGTCAAATTCGCAGATATAAACAATGCGGATGTGACGGATTCAGTTCGCGGAGCGCAGATGGTGATGTCAGCGTTCGGACTCAAAACAAAAGACACAGGCTCGCTTCTCGGTGTGTTCACAAGCGTATCGCAGAAGACCGGTGTATCGGTCACTGACCTTATGAACTCACTTGTTCAGAATGGGGCAACATTCCGTGATATGGGACTTTCAGCACAGAATGCCGCTACGCTACTCGGTAATTTTGAAGCCGCCGGCATCGACTCCAATACTGCAATGGGATCTTTAAAGAAAGCCATGACGGCGTTCCAGAGCAAAGGTATCGATGTAAATAAGGGGCTAAAAGATCTAATAGGAAGCTTGTCAGACGGCAAGGTAACGACAAAGGATTATAACTATGCGGTCAGCATACTCGGTAAGAGGGGTGCTGATGCATTCGTTGATATGGCAAAGAGCGGAAGACTGTCGCTTAAGGGTCTGTCTTCAAATCTGTCTGATTACGGTTCGACAGTCGATGATACTTTCAAAGGGACACTCGATCCGATAGACCAGGCGAAAGTCGCGCTCAACAATCTGAAGGTGACTGGCGCGCAGATATTCACATCGCTTCAGGAGATAATTGCGCCAATGCTTCAAACGCTTAATTCTAAGCTTCAGGCGCTCAATAAATGGTGGCAGACGCTTTCACCCGGTATGCAGCAGGCAATCATAAAGACAATGATGATAGCAGCTGCTATAGGACCATTGCTTATCGGTGTTGCAAAGATAGGTTCAGCCATAGGCACCATTGCAGGCGGAATAGGCAATATGATAACCATCGGTTCTAAGATGGCTGCTGTCTTTTCAAACGTAGGCGGTATGGCGGGCATCATGGGCAAGGCGATAGGATTTCTTACAAGTCCTGTCGGCATCGTGATAGCCGCGATCCTGGCTGCGATAGTAGTAGGAGTTCTCCTCTATAAGAACTGGGACAAGATCAAGGCTGCGGCTCAGAAAGTGTTCACTGCCATAAAGAATGTCATAGTGCCGGTGATGAACACGATAAAGAATGTAATAACTACAGTATGGAACGGGATAAAATCATTTTTCATAACTGTGTTTTCTGCTATAGGTAAAGCAGTGCTCCTGTATTTCAGCGCATATCTCACTGTTATAAGAACGATACTGAATGTGATAAGAACAGTCGTAAGGGCAGTATGGCTCGGCATAAAGACGGTGATCACTGCCGTTGTCAGGTCAATAAAGACTGTCGTGAGCGGTGCATGGAAAGGCATCAAGGCGGTAACTCTTGCAGTGTTCGGCGCGATAAAGTCCGTAGCAAGGACTGTCTGGAACGGCATAAAGACGGCTGTCCTGACTCCGGTGCGGGCGATAAAATCTGTTGTCACATCAATCTGGCAGGGGATAAAAAGTGTGACAGTAAGCGTCTGGAACGGGATAAAGAATGCCATAACAAGGCCAATAGAGACCGCAAAGAACATCATAAAGAGGATCGTGGATGCCATAAAAGGGTTCTTTCATTTCAGGATAAGTCTTCCGAAGATACCGATGCCGCATTTTTCCGTCATACCTTCCGGGTGGAAACTCGGAGACCTTCTAAAGGGCAAGATCCCGCATCTTGGCATCAAGTGGTACGCCGAAGGCGGGATACTTAAAAAGCCTACGGCATTTGGAGCATCAGGAAACAATATCCTTGCAGGAGGAGAAGCCGGCTATGAAGCGGTAGCTCCGATAGATACCCTGAAAGGTTATGTCCGTGATGCAGTGGCAGAAGCAGGCGGCGGAGGTCAGGTGTTCAATATTTCTATGACGGTGAACGGGGCGAATGATCCGGAAGACTGGGCCGCGCAGTTTGCAAAGAGCCTGAAACGGCAGATGAGGATGGGATGAAATGGCGAAAAGTAAAAAAAGCAAAAGACCAACCGGGCTGTCCGTTTCAAGGAACGGGATGGTCTTCACGTTCAAGTGGAAGAAAGGCGATACATATAATGACGGACAGCAACTCCAGTACAAGATAGGAACCGGAAAGAAGCCGGGATGGAAAGACTTAAGCATAGCAGATACTGCGACCAGCAAGGCAGTATCACTTTCTGCTGGAAGTTATTATCCGGCGTCAGGCAAAAGAACACTAAGATATATAAGCTTCAGGGTGCGTGGAAATCATGACAAAAAGAAGAATGATAATTTCGGATGGAGCGAATGGTCGGATAAAACATTCGATGTCCTTATACCGAAAAGACCGTCATCTGCCGTTTTTGAATTAAGTGAAGACTACAGCAATGTCGGGACATTTACATGGGAAGTTGCTGTATCTGATGATGATACGCACATTTTTACTGACACAGAGTATCAGTCACTTATTACTGAGAGCGGTGAAGCTGACGGTTCAAGACTTTCATGGAACTCATCGCAGTCGGGATGGCTTTCAGGGACAGCGGCGGCATCGGGCACAAGAAGCGTTACCGAGGATACTGCTGTGATCGCAGTCGGTTCGCATACCAGATGGATGAGAGTGCGTTCCAGAGGACCGCAGGGAAACAGTGACTGGGTATATGCAAAGCATACATATTCTGCCCCGCAGACAGCATCGATCATATCTGCAGATGCAGCAGTAAACGGTCAGGGCGGCCTTGACATCACAGTGACCTGGACAGCGCCAAGTGACAGCAGGACGCCTATCGACAAGACAACAGTGCAGTGGGCCATCGTGACTCCGGCAGCAGGACTATCCTGTCCGGATGATGCAGGCTGGACTGATGCTGACACATCCAGGGATACGAGCGGGACTGATATGGCACGCTTTACGATAGATCAGCTGGTCGGTGAGGATAAATGCCTGTTCGTGCGTGTCAATACGCTGCACGATAAGGCACTCATATACGGCAAGGCAAAAATGGTAGCAGCAGGAGTGATAAAGGCGCCTTCCATAACAAGTGTGGAGATCGACACTGCAACGAGCAAGGCAGTGGTCACGGCTGCGAATAATTCGGAGATCCCGGACACTATCCTTGCGGTATTGTTCAGAGCAGCATCAGATCCTTCGCAGATATACACGCTTGGCATTATTGCTCATGGTGAAACAAATGTTACAGTGCAGTGCCCTGATCTTTCATCTGAAACTGCATATGATTTCGGCATTTATGCGATGCAGGGCACATACGAAACATCAGTTACCGCTGCCGGCATCACCGTTTACAATACTTCTGCAAATGCAAAAAGCACGGATGTGTGGAAAGGCGGCACCGTACCGCAGGCACCGTCAAATGTGAAAGCAGTCCAGTCGGATACTGCAAAGACGGTCAGTGTGACATGGGACTGGACATGGGATGAAGCGGACAGCGCTGTCATAAGCTGGTCGGAACATGAAGATGCGTGGGAGTCAACAGATGAACCAAGCACATATACGATAAGTCATCTCCATGCAGGTAGGTGGAATATAAGCGGACTCGATACAGGAGTCACGTGGTATGTAAGAGTAAGGCTTACATCAGGAAGCGGAGAGAACATTATATATGGTCCGTGGAGTGAAGCGGCCAAAGTGGATCTTTCATCAGCACCTGAAACTCCTTCGCTCATACTGTCAGAGAGCGTCATAACTGAGGATGGAAATGTCACTGCATACTGGGCATATACATCCGGTGACGGTACATCACAGGCATATGCTGAAATTTGTGAAGCTCAGATAAATGCAGGCGGCATCACATACGGCAAAGTGATAGCGCATACGCTAACGAGCCAGGCAATCACAATAAATGCAAAGGAAGCCGGATGGAGCGCAGGCAATACATACTATCTGTGCGTTCGTGTGATATCAGCATCAGGCAGGGCATCAGCAGGCTGGAGTGCTGCAGCGGCAGTTACGGTCGCGCAGCCTTTAATTGCTGTTATCACAAAGACCAGCCTGGAAGAGCAGACAGTGCAGGACGATCCGGATGATCCGACCATTACCCATAAGACTTTGGCGCTTACAGTTTTGCCGCTTACTTTGACGGTGACCGGCGCAGGTGCAGGCGGAACAACCATAGCTGTTATAGAGAGAAGATATGATTATCACATGGAGCGTCCGGACGGGAATGAAGGCGGAGGATTTGCAGGTGAGACATGCGCCATTTCAGAAGCGAGCGGTGAAGGTGAGATAACGATCAGCGCAGATGATCTTTTGATCCAGCTCGATGACGGAGCGTCATACACGCTAATCGTCACGGTAAAAGATTCACTCGGGCAGTCAGCAGCTGCATCGGAGAACTTTGAAGTCCACTGGGCGCATCAGGCAGAAATACCCGGAGGTACGGCTGTACCGAATAAGGATTCCCTGATCACTGTCATAATGCCTGCTGCACCGGCATCGTATGCTGAAGGTGATGTCTGTGACATTTACAGGCTTTCTGCGGACGGACCGGAACTTATCATTTACGGCGGCGCTTACGGAATATCTTATGTCGATCCTTACCCGGCATTCGGAGAAGGGTGCGGTCACCGCATCGTAGACAGGACCGTCAATGGAGATTACATAACGGCGGATGATCTCGCCGCATGGGTGGATATAGATGAAGAAGCCGGCGATATACTTGATATCAGGAGTACAGTGATCGATTTTGACGGAGGCCGTGTGGTACTACCATATAACCTAAAACTTGGGAACTCATGGGAGAAGGACTTTGAACGTACAAGGTATCTTGGCGGGAGTATAGCCGGGGACTGGAATCCAGGAGTATTCAGGAATCTTTCACTTCAGACAGACAGCATCAAAACGAAAGATGAGTCAGTGATACGTGCAATGAGACAGCTTGCTTCTTTTTCCGGTATATGTCATGTCCGTACACCGGACGGGAGCAGCTTTGCCGCTGATGTCGAAGTAAGTGAGAGCCGTGAATACAATGACCCGGTGATTTCTTTCTCGCTTGACATAAAGCAGGTAGAATCAGAGAGCTTTGACGGCATGACGCTTGCACAGTGGAATGCAGTTGTTGCTGCGGAGGGCACATCATGATATGGAGCAGAGGATTTTCAGCGAGGTTCACAGCATCAGTTGTAGATCCCGTCACGTGGAGAGATATTAAGGATATACGGATAACCGGAGGTAGCATTGAACGTAATACTGAAAAAATGATGGAGTCGGCAGATATAAGCATGACAGAACTAATCGGAACCGGTGAAGCCTGGATAAGGATATGGCTCGATGCAAGGCAGGATGCAGGAGCATCTGCACATATACCGCTTTTTACAGGGATCACATCGGTCCCCGAAAGAAGTCTTGACGGTACAAGGGAATCATATTCGGCAGAATGCTATTCGGTACTTAAGCCAATGGCTGACAGACTGCTGCAGAGAGGATGGTACGCACCAGCGGATGCGGATGGCGCAGCGCTTGCCGCAAGGCTGTTGAGTACAGGCCCTGCACCAGTCACGTTTGATGCAGGCTCACCGCATCTTGCTGATTCAATAGTGGCAGAAGATGGTGAGAGCGATCTTACTATGGCAGAAAAGATAATAACAGCAATCGGCTGGCGTATAAAGATAAGCGGTGACGGCAGGATCCATATATGTGAAAAGGCATCTGAGGTCACTGCCGCATTTGATTCTCTTTCTAACGATATCATCGAGATGCATGTGACAGACACATGCGACTGGTATTCATGTCCCAATGTTTTCAGAGCAGTGAGCGGTGATTCTACGGCTGTTGCAAGGGATGATGACCCGGAAAGCATCCTGTCCACAATAAAGCGAGGAAGAGAAGTATGGATGGAAGAAACGGACTGCAGTCTTAATCTTGGAGAAACGCTTTCCGCATATGCATTAAGGAGACTAAAAGAGGAGCAGTCCCCATCAAGGACTCTTCATTATGACAGAAGGTATCAGCCTGATGTTTCACCTGGAGATCTTATACGGATGCGTTATCCGGGGAACGGTCTGGACGGGACTTTCCGCATCAAAAGTCAGAGCATGGAACTTGGATACGGAGTGAAAACAACGGAAGAGGCGGTGACGGCATGACGGTGAAAAAAGCAAAGATACAGCAGGATATCATTTCGGCAATGGAAGACAGCAGCGCAGGAACCAAAGGCTATGACACAGTAGCAACAGTCAAACGTGTTGAAGATGATACAGCCTGGGTCCACATCCCGGGAGGGGTGGACGAAACACCGGTGACACTTTCAATAGATGCTAAAGCAGGAGACACCATAAGGATCAGGGTAGCAGGAGGAAAGGCATGGGTGACGGGCAATGACACCGCGCCTCCTACAGACGATACGACAGCAATAAATGCGAGGATCAATGCGGCAGTGGCTAAGTTAGCAGCTGAAAATGCTGAGACAGAAGCTGCCGGCGCAAATAAGAAAGCTGATTCAGCAGGGACTGCAGCGGAAAAAGCCGCAGGTGCCGCGATCACTGCAGGAAACATGGCATCGTCTGCTTCAGCATCTGCAGCAACTGCATCCCAGGGCGCGGCGAGAGCGGAAAATGCCGCAAACGCAGTGAATGTAAAACTCACTGCGCTTATAAGGCAGACAGATGACGGAATAGAAGCAGGAAGGATACCGGATGCCGGGACTCTGCCGGACGGATCTTCCATAACACTTCCTTTGGCGCTCGTCAACACAGACGGAAGTTTTGATGTGCTTCTTGCGACATACAAAAACAGCGGAGGAACTGTGACTAAAACGTATTCAGTGCGGATAGCATCGTTTGGGGCGGATGCCGTCATCGGGAGCATCACGGGAGCGCATGCCCACATAGACAGCGACAGCTTCGATATCATAGATGCGTTTGGTAATGTACGTGCAAGCATGGGCGGCAGCACTCCGATGTTTCAGATAGGAAAGTTCACGTTCATAAACCGTGAAAACGGAAATCTTACACTTAGGCTCAATGAAGGGTGATGAATAATAATGGCTATATACAGTAAGAAAATAAGCATGCCGTATCTGCCACTTATGGCAAGCAGCGCAGGTACGATCTCAAAAGACAGTTATCTGCTTGTGGAAGTGACCGGGATAACGGTTAACGACGGATATACGAACGCAAGCATCAAATACAGCCTGTACGCAAAATCTACGACTGCCAGGAGCGTGACTGCTTCCATAAGCACAACAAACAGCAGTGTCAGCAAGACGGTAAAAGTGACCACTTCAATGACATGCATCCTGACCGCGACAGAAACAGTTTCAAGTTCGGATATGATAGATGTATACACCGGTGCGACTATTTCATATGAAGTGGCAGGGTCGTATATGCCGACTACCTATGGTGTCAGCAGCATGGCGGATATAATGTCATCGAATTACATACTGTTCGTTACATTCGGAAAAATGACATCCTATCCCTTTGCAATGAAATACGGGGAAACAGGTACATTCACTTTCAATAAATCATCTTCATATCGACTCGAATTCCTTGACGCGTCAGGTGTATCAAGGTACACCGCATCGATAAGCGGTACGAGCGGAAGCGCAGCTGTCCCAGTCAGTGTGTTCTCTACAGTAAAAGCAAGTCTTAAGACCTGCAAGGTATATGAGATCTACAGCGGGACAGATATCGCGGAGAAGTCGTATAATCTCACAGTGAGTGAAACAGCTTGTTCTTTGTCATTATCAGCACTGCGTTCACCTACGGATGCTGATGCTTCGCTTGTGACAGTCTCGGTTTCCGGTGAGTCGGCACTTTCGAGTACATCAAGGACAGTGACCGTTTATGCGAAGGAAACAAGTTCGGAGGTATGGAATGCTGTAGGAACGATAAACCCTTCAGCATCATCATTCACAGGTGAGACGATGTCGGTCGATCTCGATATAAGTTATTCGTGGGATATTTACGGTATATTGAGTGATGGATATACAAGCGCGCAGTCGAATATATTCAGGATATACTCAAAGTCATACATCATGGATGTGAGGACAGATGGAAAGGGGATAGCCTTCGGCGGTACTGCAGCAACGGAAGATGAAATGTACTGCGGCTTTGGCAGTTTCAGAGCAAACAACGGTTCATTCGAGGGCAGTCTTTCAGTATCCGGTGACATTAAACCAGGCAGGATAAACGGGATCGCTGATCTAATATACCCTGTCGGTGCCATATATATGTCGGTCAGTTCCGCATCACCGGCAACTTTGTTCGGCGGAACCTGGGAACAGATACAGGACAGATTCCTATTGTCTGCAGGAAGTTCATACGGGGCAGGATCGTCCGGCGGCTCTGCGGATGCCGTGGTCGTATATCATAATCATTCGCAAAACCAGCATAGGCATGAGATGCTCGCCAACTGGTCAGACGGTTCCGGGTCATCAAGTGCGTACACATACCAGACTAACAGAAAGAGTACAGACCGTTACACTTCATATGTGACGGCCACTAACAATCCGACCGGTGTAGACGGTACAGGAAAGAACATGCCGCCGTACCTGGCTGTGTATGTATGGAAAAGAACAGCATAGATCGTTATAGGTGGCTGCCGCAAGGCAGTTATTTTTATGGAAGGAGAACAATAAAATGAAAGAGTTCTGGGCAATCAGCCAGGCTATATTTACCGGCCTTGGCGGATGGATAGGGTATTATCTGGGAGGATGTGACGGTTTGCTTTACGCACTTATAGCTTTTGTCGTTATCGACTACATAACAGGTGTGATGTGCGCCGTAGCTGATCATAAGCTTTCGAGCAATGTCGGTTTCAAAGGGATATGCAGGAAGGTCCTTATCTTTCTGCTTGTCGGCATAGCAAATATCATCGATACGAAGGTACTGGGACAGCCGGGTGTGCTGCGCACAGCAGTGATTTTTTTCTACATCAGTAATGAAGGCATAAGTCTTCTTGAGAATGCAGGACATCTCGGACTGCCGATACCGGGGCAGCTTAAGGCAGTGCTTGAACAGCTGCATCACAGGGCAGAGAAGGAGGGAACGGATGAAGATAAATAAGAAGATAAGCAGGTACAACCAGTCGAGCAGAAACGGCGCGTCCATAAGATATATAGTGATCCATTATGTAGGTGCGATCAGTTCCGCGAAAAACAACTGCATCTATTTCTGCGGAGGAGACAGGGAGGCGTCAGCACATTTCTTTGTAGACAGTGAGATCTGGCAGTGCATACCGGAATCCAAAGCGGCATGGCACTGTGGCGGAGGTCTTCAGGATACAGGGAATGCAATGAACGGCGGAAACCGCGGAGCAACGCTTCATGGGATCTGTACAAACAGCAACTCGATAGGCATAGAACTATGCTGCTACAGACATAACGGCATCATCACACCTACTCCTGAATCCATAAAGACCGCAGCCCCGCTCGTAAAGCATCTCATGAAGAAGTATGGGATACCGGCGGGAAGGGTAGTAAGGCATTTTGACGTCACCGGAAAATGCTGCCCTAACGGGTACATTTCAGCCAAAGCCTGGGCAGGACTTCATGAAAAACTAACCGGAGCCAAAGAAGTGCCGTATCCTGTCATCGATATGAGAAAAGGTTCATCCGGGGATCAGGTGGTGAAACTTCAGAAGTGCCTGAACAATATCATTGGTTCAGATCTTGATGCTGACGGTGAGTTCGGCCCCGAAACAGAAAAAGCAGTACGTAGTTTCCAGAAAAAATACAAGCTTGAGATCGACGGTATAGTTGGTCCTAAGACACGTACCAAGATAAAAAGCATGATGAAATAGAAGTGATCATCAATACAGCAGTAAGCCTGTGTGCATCTTTTTGATGTGCGCAGGCCTGTTTTTTTTTGCTCAAAATGTTCCCTGGTGTCCTTTGAACAGTGAGGGGATATGTTCCCCGGAACGGAGGGATAACTGATGGAAATAACAAAAATAACGGCAGAGAGCGAAAAACCTGCAGTTACAGAAGAAACTAAGGTGCCGACCCCGGAAGAACTGGAACGGGAATACGCATACATGATGGCAGAAACAGTGATCTCAAAGATGCATGAGACAGGACTCATAACGGATGAAGAAAGACACCTTCTGCTCTTTTCACTCACTGAAAAACTTAAACCGGAAATGATGCCTTTGATGCCCGTAAATCGTTGATAAATGTGGGTTTCAGAGGTAATATGTCACCTGATGAAAGGAGGTATGAAAGGATGGCAAAGATAACGACATTCGATGCAAAGCCGCCTGCTGGCGGTAAAAAGAAAGTAGCTGCGTACTGCAGAGTATCAACTGACACAGAAGAGCAGATGGTAAGTCTCCTTGCGCAGAAAGGACATTATGAAAAATACATCAGAGAGAACAAGGACTGGATATATGCCGGAATCTACTGTGATGAAGGGATAACAGGCACGAACAAGGAAAACAGGCCTGCGTTAAGAAGGATGATGCGAGCATGCCGGGAAGGCAAAATAGACTACATCATCACTAAGTCACTCAGCAGGTTCGCAAGGAATACTACAGACTGCCTAATGATGGTGCGTAAGCTTCTAAGACTTGGCATCGGTATATATTTTGAAAAGGAAAATATAGACACCACGACAATGGACAGTGAACTGCTGCTCGCGATCATGAGTCAGCTTGCAGAAGATGAATCAAGATCGATATCACAAAATACCAAGTGGAGCATACATCAGAGATTCAAGAAAGGCACTTACATCGTATCGACACCGCCGTACGGCTATGAGAACAAAGACGGAAAGATGGTAATCAATGAAGAAGAGGCGAAAGTGATACGGTATATCTTTTCGGAGATGCTTTCAGGCAGAGGCTCATATCAGATAGCGAAAAGCCTGGAAAGGAAAGGCATACCAACAAAACGGCGCGGGAATTGGAACACCACCATAATACGTGAAATGTTATCCAATGAAAAATATGTCGGAGACATGCTGTGTCAGAAGACATACGTGGACGACCATTTCAAGGATCACAGGAATAAAGGTGAAAAAGAGATGTATCTGGTGACGGATCATCATGAACCTATCATTGGCCGTGCAGATTTTGAAGCCGCACAGAACCTGCTGAAAGTAAGATCGGATGCCGCATGCTCCGGTGGTACATCTAAATTCCAGAATCGATATCCATTTTCCGGGAAGATATACTGCGCGGAATGCGGTGACCGGTTCAAACGGCGGATAAACAATGCCACGGTCGATAAGACAGTGTTCTGGGTGTGCCGTACACATACATATTATAAGGAAAGATGCTCTATGGCTACAGTAAAGAACGAAGATCTGGAACTTGCCTTCACACTGATGATGAACAAGCTTATTTTTGCAAGTGAGGACATGCTGAAACCATTCTTTATAGAACTTACAGAAAAGAACAGGACAGTAGACTGTATGGACATGGAAAAAGTGGATGAAAAGCTTGAAAAGAACAGGGAAAGCATGAGAAAACTTCTGGAGGTCATGACCAAGGGATGTCTTGATGCTGCGGTGTACAGCCGTGAGAACCTTGCTCTTGCGAGGGAAGCGGATGAACTTGCAAAAGCAAAGGAACGGCTGGCAAGTTCAAAAGGCGAGGTATTTTCCTTTGAAATGGAGATAAAGGCGCTGTATGACTTTGCCAGGCATTCGGATTATCTGAAAGAGTTTGACGGTGACCTGTTCACAAGATTCGTTGACAGGATAATCGTCTACTCCAAACATGAAATAGCGTTCAAGCTGAAGTGCGGTCTGACGCTTGCGGAAGGAGTGTGATGAAAATGACGCATATTCCATACGGTTACATAATAAAGAATGGTGTAGCAGAAATCGATCCGGAAAAAGGCGAACAGATAAAAAAGCTGTTTTCAGAATATCTCGGAGGCAAATCGATAGCGAAGGCAGGAAAGTCAGCCGGTATACCGAAAAAGCATCCGTCACTCAATAATTATCTGAGCAATAAGCATTATATAGGAGATGCTTTTTTCCCGGCAATCATCGATGAAGAAACATTCGAAAAAGTGCAGATGAGGAAGAAATACCGTGCTTTAGTGATGGGACGTACCGGTGAAAAACCGGATCGGGTAAAGAGGAAAGCATCTGTTGAATTTGACATGAAAAAAGCTAACAGGCATTATGATGATCCGTTCGAACAGGCGGAATATACATACAGCCGGATAAGGAGCAAGGATGAGCGGTAAGATAACAGTGATACCGGCAAGAAGCCGGGAGAGCAGCAAGGCGAAGATACGGGAGTCAGCCAAAATGAAGGTGGCTGCATACTGCAGGGTATCTACAGACAGTGATGAACAGGCAACAAGCTATGAAGCGCAGGTAGAACATTATACGGAGTATATCCAGAGCAATCCGCAGTGGGAGTGCGCAGGGATATTCGCGGATGACGGCATATCCGGCACCAATACGAAAAACAGGACAGAGTTCAACCGCATGATAGAAGAATGCATGGCGGGCAAGATCGATATGATCGTCACCAAGTCGATCAGCCGGTTCGCAAGGAATACGCTCGACTGTCTCAAATACATAAGGCAGCTCAAGGATCTCGGCATCCCGGTGTATTTTGAGAAGGAATCTATAAACACGATGGATGCCAAGGGAGAGGTGCTGCTTACCATAATGGCATCACTGGCACAGCAGGAAAGCCAGTCGCTTTCGCAGAATGTCAAACTGGGATGTCAGTACCGCTATCAGCAGGGGAAAGTGCAGGTGAATCATACACGCTTTCTTGGTTACACCAAAGACGCTGACGGCAATCTCATCATAGAGCCATCTGAAGCTGAAACGGTCAAACGCATATACAGAGAGTACCTTGAAGGCGCAAGCCTGCTCGATATAGCAAAAAGCCTGGAGCATGACGGCATACTGACAGGTGCGGGCATGAAAAGATGGAGACCGGAGTCTGTAAAGACTATCCTCAGGAACGAAAAATATATAGGGGATGCGCTTCTGCAAAAGACATATACCGTCGATTTCCTCACAAAGAAAAGAGTGAAGAATGACGGCATAGTCCCTCAGTATTATGTGGAGGGCTGTCATGAAGCCATCATACCGAAAGGCATCTATATGCGTGTGCAGGAGGAAATGTTCAGAAGGTCGCACATGAAGATAAAAGGACACCGCCGTATATACAGCAGCAGGTATGCACTTTCCGGTGTGGTCATCTGCGGAGTGTGCGGTGATATATACCGGCGCGTAGTATGGACCAGCCACGGCAAACGATTGGTAGTGTGGAGATGTGTGAACCGGGTGAACGGGGGAAAGAAAAACTGTTGTTCCAGAACCATAAGAGAGGACGAACTGAAAGGCGCAGTAGTCAAGGCCATGAAAGAAGTCTTCGGTAAGAAAGAATTATACCTTGATACGATAAAGGAAAGTGCACGTGAGGTGCTTTCAAGGAATCATTCGAAAGCACTGGGGAAGGTGGAAACCGCTCTTGCCGCGAAGCAGGAAGAACTTCTGGGACTCATAAAATCAGCCGGTGACTGCGATGCCATTGCTGATGAGATAGATAAGCTCCGCAACGAGAAGGAAGAAATACTGCTGAAAGAGGCGTCAGATAAGGGTATGGCTCAGCGCCTGAACCAGATGACAGATTTCATAGACAGCTATCAGGGCGAGATCGTGTACGATGAACAGATCGTAAGAAAATTTATAGATAAGATCACAATTTATGAATGGTACCTGACCGTCATGTTCAAGTCAGGGATATGCATAGATATATTTGGGGACACCCTGCAGTGAAGGCTGCAGGGCTTCTTTTTATACTCTTGTTGACTGATTAAAAGAATAGGCGGAATAATAGGAGGTGCGCATGCCATAAGGCAAATCGAAATCTGTCTTACAGCATCCCGCAAATCATAGAAAAAAGGAGGTGGAAAAGATGATGATATCAATGGAAAGGAGAGTGGCGACTTGGCATATGGGATACGGATGAAAATGTGCAGCGGCAAGCCGTGTAAGTCATGGCAAGGAAATTAGACGCTAAAAAGATCGAAGAAGCCCGCAGGAAACTGACGAGGGAAAACAAGAACGAAGCGGAGAAGAGCAGGATCCGCGAAACCATAGCCAAGAATCGCCGCGGTGAACGCAAAGGCAGAGTCATAATGCCGGAGCATAAGCCATACGCATTCATGGATGCACCAAAGGTAAGGGTGGCGGCATACTGCAGAGTCAGCACTGCCGAAGAAGCCCAGGCGGGCAGTTTTGAGATGCAGGTGCAGCATTTCAAGTCAGTGATTGAAGGAAATCCCCAATATGAACTGGTCAAGATATATACGGACGAGGGGATCTCTGGAACTTCTGTTGAAAAACGCAAAGGATTCCAGGAAATGCTGGGGGATGCGAAGGATGGAAAGATGGATCTGATACTCACAAAGAGTATCAGCCGTTTCGGTAGAAATATCGTTGATATACTTACAGTCCTTCGTGAACTCGGTGATCTCAAAGAACCCGTTGCTGTAAATTTTGAATCTGAAGGGATAAATACGAGCGATGCCAACAACAAGCTCATCATATCCATTCTTTCTGCACTCGCAGAACTTGAAAGCCAGCAGAAAAGCATAGCGATAAAAGAGGGTATCCGTTACAGAATGCAGGAAGGCCTTTACAAATTTTCAGTTGGAAATACGATAGGATACTACCGTGATTATGCCGGGAGAGTGAAGATTGAGCCTGCTGAAGCTGAAATAGTACATTATATCTATGACAGTTTCCTTGACGGTGCATCACCGAAATCTATCGCTGAATCACTGACTGAACAGGGGATACATTCACCAAAAGGAAAGGAATGCTGGGGCGCAGCTACCATACGCAATATCTTATCGAATGAGAAATATTGCGGTGATGTGCTGTATCAGAAAACTTTCACTAAGGATTATCTAAGTCACAAGGCAGTAAAGAACAAAGACATACTGCCTCAGTGGCACTGGGAGAATGACCATCCCGCTATAATCGAACGACTGAAATGGGAATCCGCCCAGAAGCTGCTCATACAGAAGAAATGGCGTAGTGCCGGAAGACCTGCCGCTATGGAAAAGAAATTCACTGTTACCAGGGTAAAATCAGGAGTCCTGCGCGGGTTTCTGCTCATGGATCTGTCCTGGAACAGTGATGAACGAAGTAAATTTTTAGAACTGATGGAAAGTGCCGATGATGATACAGACGGCACAGAAAGGAATTAAAATGGCTATTAATTTTGCTAATGTAAATCTGGAAGTTATCGATATCAACACGAATGCGTCTCCTGACATCTTCGTCAACAAGAATGGGGTGACATTCACCAAGCGTGTACTAGAGGACCTTAATTATCCGCAGAATGTACAGTACTGCATTGATGCTGAAAATCATGTGTTTGCAATCAAGCCGTGCAAAGGCAACGAAGTCAAGGCTACATCTTTTTCAAAATCAAGAGGTGAGCAGAACAGTACGGTAAGCTGCAACAATAAGAACATGCATGCAGTCCTTACCAGGATGATACCGGATTACGATGAGGAGAAAAGATATAAGATCACGGGATTCCTCGATACCGAGAATAAGATCATGTACTATGACATGAGTGAGGCGGAGGAGAGTCTGTTCCGCGCTGCCAAGTAACATATTGACAGATTGATAATTTAGCTGACGCCTTGCACATCGCAGGGCGTTTTGCTTTCCTAGTTTGTTTGATATTTTTTTGAATGCACGTATTATGTCATCTATGGTATAATTAAAAAAATTCAAAATGCGTTTGGAAATTTCGATATGCTATATATTGAATAAGAAAATTATTGCTTATTCACGATGTTAAGATTCCAGTTATGGCTCATCAACAAATAAACAAGCTAAAGAAAATAGGGTGTAATGACCTCTGCACATGTGGTAGCGGTTAAAAGTATATGTTAACTTAACAGTATGATGAATAAGCCATTGGAAACTATACGCATAAAACGGCGGAAAAGATAAGCTGGCTAGATGGGATGGGTTAATATGAAGGAGACACAAGAAATATTAGGGAAATATCTATGTAATGATAATTTAGGAGAATATCGTTTTTGCGAAGTTACTCAAATAGTATTGTTTTCAGAATGCAAAGCGATTAACTTTTTTACAAATGTAGAATGTTCTTCGAAGTTTAAGAAACCTGCACCATTTCATTTTATTACTGAAGTGCCAATAACTATTTCTAGAGATAAAAGTAGTGCTTGGAAACTAGCAATAAGCAGGTATATAATTTCTATTGAGGAACTTCTCAAATTGATTGGTGACACGGAATCTACTGGTTTGTGGAAGTTCAACGGAGAGAATGTAGTAATAGATGATTTTTTCCCATCAGATATAAAATATGTGCCAGAAAGCAATCCAACTGGTGGGCAGTATAATGTGTTTGTACCTCTGGAGTATGGTATTTATGGCTCAAATTTCACCGGAAATTACTATGTCTTTGAACTATTCAGTCGAAAAACGGTACTTAATAAAATACTGTCATCTTTGTCAATACAAAAAATTCAACAAGAAATGAAAAAATGTGGATTGCATTATCATTTGGATAAAATGCATGACAGAATTGGCAATGTAATCATAAAGATGCCTATAGAGGTATTCTCTGTGAAACCAATAAAATTAGGACTTTATGGGATAGAATTGGAGTTCTCTCTTAAAAGAGATTTTGAACATAATCGTTATTGCCTTACAGTAATACAAACCCACGATGGATTGATATATACTAACGACGTTGAGAAGGATTTTGATTGCCAAGCAGTTAGCGTGAATCCCAATCAGTATAAAACGACAATTTCCGTTGTAGATACATATACACAGTTAACCCTTTATTATGGATGTTTTGATTACTCAGTTTATAGCAACTACTTTTCCCAGATAACCCCACCGACTATCATCGCACAAATTCCAGATAAAAGAATAATACACATTGATGGTAAAGAAGTTCATATAGAACTTCCTAATGTAAAAATGGCCGGTTCAATCTATTTCTTTGAAGAAGCTGAAATGACATCAAATCGGAGGTTGGCTTTGGATGACGATTGGTACAATAAACAGGGGTATCTCAAGTCATATTCTTGCGATGAGCATGAGACGGCACTTCACGACATTGTTGAAATATTGAGCAACAATCTTCCTTGGGATCTACAAGAAATATGGGTCATTGATCCGTATCTTCGCACTGCCGACTTAGCAAAGACTGCTTTTCAATGCAGAGTGAAAGGTATTACAATCAAAGCCCTATGTGATTATTCTGCTATTCACGGGAACAAATACACAAATGACGCCGAAGATGACAATGGATTCGAGGAATTTAAAAAGAAAGAACGAACCGATATGGTGCTCGCATTAAGTGATGATACGGACATTCTAATAGACTACCGTACCGTTCGCAATGGACATTCATTCCATGATAGATATATTATTATGAAGTATGAAATAAACAAGGAACGTGTATGGTCGCTTGGGGCATCAATCAATTCAATCGGAAATAAGCATTCAATAATGCAAATTGTTAATGCTCCGCAGGCTGTCATTTCTCAGTTAAATGAACTGTGGGAGGCGACGAGTAATGAGGAATGCTACATATATAGCACATCAAGTATATAATTTTTACCGCAATGGTTGCCTCTGTAATCTTGAAAAGGGCGATTAGTGGTTTAGAAGTTCAGCAGTGCTGGGTAAGTTTTCTAATTTTACAACAGAGTTACAAATGAGGACAAACCAGCAGAAATGAATTTGGAATCTTTAAAATTAAAGATGGAATTCGGAAACGAAGACTATAGAGCGGAAATTTTACATCACATAATTGTTAGAATGATTAATATAATATGTTCCTATTGTTGGACGGGATACCAATGTTTCTATGTTCGGGACAGCCTTTTACACACTTGCAAATATAGGTATTCATACGGTCGTGCCGTGCCACGTCGAGACGATAGCATTGATGTCAAGAAATGATAAATAAGAAGGGCTGAAAGCCCAGTAAATAAGGCTTTTTCGTTAGTGATGGAATATGCTTCACCTGCGGGAAGCCTTATTTTTTAGTCAAATCGAGTTAGCGGGAACTGATCCATAAGGGCAGGTTGAGTTGACAGCCTTATTAAAGGGATAGGGTTGTGTTGACGGGATTGTTATGAGGTAGGGTTGTGTTGACAAGATTGTTATAGGGCAGGAGGCGTTGAGACCGTACGTCTACGCTTCGGACATGCTTTCAGCTATTCTTAGGCAAATTATCAACGGCAGACATTTTGCAGTTACGGATACGTTTTTATTGAATATGTGGGTCGGCTGTAGGGTTTTACTTTATATACTACAGGCATAATTACCACAGGCATGCCAATTGTAGCGTTATGCAATTATTTTAATAATGCGCTCATAAAACATTAATATGATATAATAGATAATATGGAGTGTGAAAATCTATGCCAAATCAATTGAATGCAAAAGAATATAATTTATTTGAGCTTCTTAGCGGGAAATTCATTTTTAACGTACCCGATTATCAGCGACCATATTCGTGGACTGAAAATGAAGCATTAACATTATGGGATGACTTGATTAATTTTTGGAAAAGTGGTGAAGAAAATGTGGCAGATACATACTTTACCGGAAGCATTGTTCTTGTTTATTCTGCAGAAAGTCCTGAAGCTGAAGTTATTGATGGGCAGCAACGATTGACTACACTATCAATGATCCTGTCTGTTTTGAGAAATAAAAGCGGAGCATTGAAATCAGATATTGAAAAATGCCTTTGGCAAGATGGAATTGCTCATATGTCTATTCCAGGAAGTCCAAGATTAAATTTAAGGGAGAGAGATAGAGCTTTTTTTGAGAATAATATTGCCCATGATGGAATGAAAGAATTAATGCAAATCGATCCAGTTCACCTAGATGATGACGCGCAAAGGTTGATGCAGAATAATATGAAACTGATATGTAATTGTGCGGATGAACTGTTTGGGGATGACAGTAAAGAAGTTGACTCCTTTATTACATCAATATTTAAGCATTGTCTTTTTGTTGTTGTATCAACTGCAGATAGTGAGTCTGCGTTCCGAGTATTCTCTGTATTAAATAACAGGGGGTTGAGTTTGCTACCATCTGACATTATAAAAGCTCATATTATTGGAGGAATATCAACAAGTAAACGTGATTTTTTTACTAATAAATGGGAAGATATAGAAGTCGAACTAGGCAGGGAGTCCTTTAATGCCCTCATTAGTCATATTAGAATGCGATATGCAGGAACTAAACTCCATGCACCTTTAGTCGAAGAATTTGAAAAATACACACTGAACCTGGGAATTAGTAATGAGGATGTTATTATTAAAGTAATTGAACCTTACGCGGAATCATACAAAGCCATTCTTCAGTGTCAATATCAAGCATCTCAAGGGGCAGATGAGGTAAATGAATTATTGATGTGGCTGAATAGAATCGATGATTCTGACTGGATTCCGGTATGTATGTTGGTATTGTCATTATTTTCAAACAACGCAGAAGTAATAAGCAATTTTATTACGTTGGTGGAGAGGCTGGCGTCTTATATGTATATAACTTCGAAAACATCGAATCAACGAATAGAACGATATTCTAAGGCTATCCATAAAATTGATGAAAAAGACATTATGGGTGCACTTGAAACGTTAGAGCTTAGTCAGGCAGAACAACATGAGTTTTTAGAAGCACTGAATGGGGATATTTATTTATTACCTGCCAGAAAGCGTACATATGTTGTACTACGTTTGGATCAGTTTGAAAGTGATAATGCAGCTGAGTATAAGAGCAAAATTTTTAGCATTGAGCATGTGCTTCCTCAAAATCCACAACATGGTAGTCAATGGTTTGTTGATTGGCCTGATTCAGAGGAAAGGGAAGCTTGGTTGCATAAAATCGCAAATCTTGTTCCACTAACAAAAAAGAAAAACTCTCAAGCGCAAAATTATGATTTCGATAAAAAGAAAGAAAAGTATTTTTCAAGTAAAGCTGGAGTTACTACTTATGCGTTAACTGTTGAAGTTCTTAACGAAAATAAGTGGACGCCAGAAACAGTACGAAAACGGCAACTTCGCATAATGGAAGCATTTAAGCAGGGGTGGGATTTAACGGATAGTGACATAACTGCTAAAAAAATGTCACATGAAGTCGTAAAAGGAAACAAATCTACTAGCAATAATGCAGTAACAAAAGAGTTAAATAGACAACAAGAATTGCAGAAATTATTAATGGAGTTCTATAATACTCATCCTAACACCATGTTACCGCATTTGCCTGAAATAGACTTAGGTGCAATTAAGTATGCAAAAAAGGCTCTCTATGAGTTGTTTAATGGGAGATATAAATTTAGTGATAAACAAATAGAAATTTTATGTTCAGCTGAAGAATGTAAGAAATATATTCATCGTAATTTGGGCATAATCGTTCCAACTGAATTGGCATTTGAAAAAAAAGTTAAAGAAAGATACTGGAGAAAAAATACAGTTATTATTGGAGAAAAAGAATATTTTGTATTTTCGCAATGGTATGAAGCGAGCCAGAAAGGCGATGCGCATAAATCAGATGTGATGCAACTCTATTTAGACATTGCACAAGGAATCGTATAGAAAGAAAAAAATATTAGTATACGGGGGAGACTTTTTAAGTCTCCTTTTCTATTTATGAACATTGACGTGTATTTAAAGTCACGCTGCTTTTTAGCAGCAAATTTATGGTTGTAATTGACAAAAAGCAGCGCGTGGATTATACTTCAAAGCGAGGTGATTTAAGTGAATAATTCTGTTGGATCATATATAAAAGATAGAAGAGAATCGTTAGGAATTTCTTTAAAAAAACTGGGACATGCATGTGGCGTTAGCGATAGCGAAATATTAATGATCGAGTCCGGGAAAAGGAAAAACCCTAATTGGATTACTTTGTGTAAGATAGCTCATACTTTGAATTTCCATCCATTTGAGCTACTGCTTCAAGCCGGGTATATCGACGATAATGATATTAACCCTATATTAAGGATTAAAGGTTTAGATAGGCTCAGTGTGGAAGATATTGAAGTGGTGCAAAATGTAATTGATGCACAAGTTGCAAAAAATGCAAAAAAGCTTTCCGAAAAGACCGAGTTTCGCATGGGTGAGTTATTTTGTGGACCAGGTGGACTTGCATGGGGTGCACTACACGCACATATTAGTAGCCCTGAGTATCGTATTGTTCATGCGTGGGCTAATGATTTTGATGAAGAAACGTGTAATACATATCGGAGAAATATTTGTCCAGATGATATTGATAGTGTATATTGTGAAGACGTTCATACGCTTGATATAAAAAAACTTGGGGCAATTGATGCTTTCTCTTTTGGCTTTCCATGCAATGATTTCTCAGTTGTAGGCGAACAAAAAGGTTTCGATGGTACCTTTGGCCCATTATATTCATACGGAATCAAGGTGTTGAAGCAATATCAACCGCTTTGGTTCCTTGCAGAGAATGTTGGTGGACTTCAAAGTGCGAATGATGGTAAAGCTTTTATAAAAATAAAGAATGACATGATAGCAAGTGGATACAGACTTTACCCTAATTTATATAAATTCGAGGAGTACGGTATTCCGCAAGCACGGCACAGAGTTATTATTGTTGGAATACGAAATGATATGCCATTTGAATTTAAAATCCCGAGTCCAGAACCTTATAAAAATATAGACAATACTTGCAAGACTGCGATTGAAAATCCCCCTATTCCAGCTACCGCTACTAATAATGAGAGAACTAGGCAGAGTGAACAGGTTATTAAGAGACTGGGTTATATCAAACCTGGTCAAAACGCTTTTACGTCGGATCTTCCAGAAGAATTGCAGCTTAATATTAAAGGAGCTAAAATTAGTCAAATATATAAGCGCCTCGATCCAGAAAAACCTGCTTATACCGTTACAGGTAGTGGAGGTGGAGGAACACATATTTATCATTGGAGTGAACCTCGTGCACTAACAAATAGAGAACGTGCTCGCTTACAAACATTTCCTGATGATTTTATCTTTGAAGGAAGTAAGGAATCGGTAAGAAAACAGATAGGAATGGCGGTTCCATGTGAAGGAGCAAAAATCATTTATGAAGCTATACTGAAAACGTTTGCTAGAATACCATATGATTCAGTTAATAATAATATTGAAGAATAATAGAGAGATGTCTACTCTTGAAGAGAGCGACATCTCTATTCAGTTGGGCTACAAATATAACATTGACAGAATATTAATCTGAGATTACATCATAGAAAATAGAACCTTGCGGTAATTTTATGTTTGGAACCCATAATGGCTTTTCTCCCCATCCTTTTTTCCCGGTAACTTGATACATAGTTAGAACAACTTTTCTGGGGAAAGAACCTCCGAGTTGCCAATCATTTGGTGATAGTAATGCTCCAGTTCCTTGAGCAACATTTCTTTCCCTACGAACAATTAGTATTCCTTGTGTTGCAGGTGCTTCTGCTATCAGAGTATCTAAAATGGCAGAAAATGATGCAAGCTTAAAATCTGGACTTGGTATAATGTGACCAAGAATTTCTTTCATAATCCTAAGACTCACTTGATAATATGGCTCATCATCAGAAAATGGTTTTAATAATTTGGAAATATCTTCTATAGTGTCATTCTCAGGATAAAATGGATAATAATTTGTGCCTCCGGAAATCGTTGCGACATGGTCAGAATCCAATACATTTTTTCGTGTAGGATTCAGCCCTTCAGGGTAATAGATTTTTACATCATCAAATCCCTGCTCAATTTGAGATATGATGGCATTATTTGTTGCATTTATATCAGTAAATATTTTATATAAGCGTTCGTCGATAAATATCATTATCATGCCAGAATCACGGTCATAGCCAAACATTCTACTGTGTTGCCACATAGTATCTGCTTGGGGTTTTTTTGATGTGCGAGTGTAGTATATCGTTTGCAAATTCGGAAAAGTAACTCCTCTTCCGAGAGTATTACCACCAACAATAAAGTTGCATCCCTCAGTATATTCGTCGATATCAACATTATTTTTCCCATTCATGATAATTATTTTTGCTTGTTTGTGGCTGATGATATTTTTTGCATAATCCAATAACATTGCAAAGTCCAGCTTAATATTTTTTGATGGGTTAAGTGAAACGTATATTCTTTTTAATTCAGTTTCAAACTCACCGGATAGATTATTTAAACACCAAGTTAGTTCATTGTTGATTTTATTTGCGAAGTTTTGGTGTGTAGCTTGGCGTGAACTTGGGTGGATAAGACAATTGGATACATCTTCTCCAGATAATAGTAATTGAGCTGAAACAAGAAGATGGCGAAGGACCACTTCCCTTACTGGGGTCTTTAATTCTTCAATATATGAAATGCAGTCAGGCTTACCGACTTTCGGAAAGAAAAAATCTCCCCCCAAATAACCAACTCCAGGCTGGAAATAGTATGTGAATAGCGGATGCCATCCGGATGTTTGTGTTTGAAGAAAAATGGACTGAGGTGTGCCGGTTACTTGCAAATAGAGACTGCTGGAAGCTCCATTTTTTATGCTGTCCAAATGCATGTTAATAGAAGACTGCTTTTTTCTGTTTATTAATGTATTTAATGAAGCAGAATCGGCTTCATCATCAATAATAAACAATGGATTGCCCTTCATAAACCCAGTTGTGTTAAAGACATTGGCCCATAGCTTGAGTATTCTAGTATTCTTTTTAAGTACAACTATAACAGGTTTTTGAAGTTGATTTTCAATAAATAACCCAGAATCATTTTCTCCACAAATACAAAATCCGTCAAGATCATTCTTCACACGGTCAAGGGTTTGTTGTTGCAGGACAATATTATCTGTGGTAAGTATTACAAATGCTGAGAATCCATAATCTGCGGCTTTACACAGAATTCCAAACATCTGTCCAGTTTTTCCAGATTGAATATTTCCGAAAAGCAATCCTATTTCATGACTAATGAACGAGAAGTTCTTAATGTGACTATTACCAACGTCATTGGCAGTTCTATTTATGGAAGTAGCGAGTTCATTGTTTCCTCGTTCAATAATTTTGTTTAAATATGTTTCTAAGTATTTCATTTAGATCATCCGCCTATTCTGTAACAGTTTCAAAGGCTAATGTCCATACATCTAGGACAGAGCCATCATCATCTTGTGCCTTTTGGTCAGTTTTGGTAAATACTATTGCATTGCAACCATATGCTTCGAGCATTTCTTTAGTTATCATACCTAAGCGATTAGAATCTTTTTGGCTGTCATTTACGGGTTCAACAAGACCAGCAGCAACTAAACGTCCCTTGATCCATCGCCCCATAATTAATTCATCACCTACTGCACTGAATTGTTTATTTCCAGCACTAGTGGTATGTGCTTTAAACCAATAGCCATCATCCGTTACCACAAAGAAAGGTGCATTCTTTTCAGGATATCCTTCCAATTGTGTGATTTTATTTGTTACGGTTAATTGAACTTCATACCAATCACGTGATTTCCGTTTACTTCTAGGTGCAGCATAACATACATTAATATTAGATTTCGTATAATGGCGGCTATCATCTATAAAACGCTCATCAAATAATGGTACCTTTAGAGGAAGGGTAAAAGATGTATGTGTTTGGTGTTGATAATATAATTTTACGCCGAGTGGAGGCATTTGACTAACAGAATCAACTCCATCTAAAGAAATATTTTGTTCATGTATAAGTGGCATATCTCTGATGTTTTCAATATTAGCTGAACAACGCGGTCCCTTTAAAGTTTCAATAAACTGTAATAGTTCTGAGCATTTGTCAATATCTTCAGTTAGTGCTGCAATTTCGTATTGCCGGCGACTGATGGCATCAGGTTTGATTACACCCATATTAGCGGAACCAATAATGGTGGCAAAGCATATTTCGTCTTTGATAAAACAATATAGTTTCCCGTGATATTTGAAAGCTCTGACCAGGCGTATTTCTCCTATTCCTTTATCTCCCCAGGTTTTATTAAGTTTTAAAGCTGCGTGATATGAATTTTCTGGCATGCCTTCTATATAATACATTCCGATAGTAAGAGTAATGTTCTGAATGTGGTATTTTTCTACCATTTCAGAAAGCTCATCTAAAGATGCCTTGGAAATATAACCAACAGCTATTTCAATATGATCAGATTTTGCTGCATGCTTGAAAATACAGTCTGCTATGGTTTGCTGGTCATTTTCCAAAGCTAATGGAAGGATATCAGAGTATAGAATTTTCATTGTGTACACCTCCGTAGTCACTGATTGATTTTACGATGTTATTAATGTAGATATTTTTTGTGTGATTAGGTGTTTTCATTCATCAAACAGTTTTTCTGAATCAATTTCTTTTTGCGCTCTTGATTTAAGCTCTTCATAATAATTATTAATATTGATATATTCTTGCATTAAAGGAAATTGAATACTTTCCATAAATACACGTAAATCTCCATATTCAGATGGGCTACTTCTCAATTTATCAATTTCTATTTCGATTGTTGAACCTTCAATATCAGGATCCCCAAAATAGTCTATGTATCGATAAGGTAAATCATCCTCAGGGATAATTTCTGTGTCTTCAAGTTCATCAATATCTATATTTTCAGGATCTGGATTCCTTTCGTACGCACTGGTCTCCATAAAATGACTGAAAACAGTAACCCAATTTCTTCTCGGAAGAATAGAAAGTTGCTCGGGCCATGATAATTCGTCTAGGTCCAACATAGCTGCTAACCTGTTTTCGCGAAGAATCTTTTCGTAAATGAAAGATTGCGGGTTATTGAGAAATATATCACCAGTATTACCTTCTTCGTAGTATATAACAGGATATTGATTTTCTAAGAATTCCCAATAGTCATCATTATTATCTGATGCTTTACATTCATTAAATAGTTGCTTAAGGAATGGAAGAAAGATGTATCTTTCGACCTTCTCTGGAATCATATCATATAGCATATCAAATGTTCGGTCTGTGTATGAACGATGTTGGATACTTTCAAAAAACTCTCCTACCCGTACAAGTCTTTCATCATATACAGATGCAAAGTATACAGCAGCAAAGTACTCCTGGAAGGATCTGTGGATAAAATAATATTTTTCACCTTCATGATACATAATACATAAATTATCAGTAAGATCGAGAAGAAAATCTCTTGGTGTAAGTTGGGAATGACCTTTCAGCGTCTTTTCCATGTAAGATGTAAATGTGAATTGATTAAATTCAAATACTTCATCAACATATGTCCTGGCACAAAAATCAGAAAAATACTTTGCAAATTCCTCAGGAGTCAATTTAGTATGAAATGGTCTTTTAAAGGATCCTTTTGATGCATCGTGTAGTCTTGCCATTGTTTCATAGGCTTTTGAATAAAATACGTGCATTTTAGCAGGAACCTCTCCAAAAGTGGAGTACGTCATGAGCATAATGGTAAGAAGTAGGGGATTGCTTGCAAACTGTTCATGTGAAAAAAACAATCGATTATCTAAAGCTGATAAAAAGTGATTCTTAGATTCGTTATCCCAAAAATCCAATTTATCAATAAGAGAAATTGCTTGTGGCTTAGTTAAAGGCAATATGTCATATAGTAAAAACTTCGTATATGAAACGAACGTATTCGTTGGACGAGATGTAATTATGACGACATTGCCTGGATAGGATTTAATAAACGCTTCTAAATCTGTTTCAAAATCGGCTTTTAGAGATGACTGGATTTCATCAAGTCCGTCCATCAAAAGAATAAGCTGTTTACTTTCAAGGGCAACGACTATGTCTTTCTGAATAATATCGGGATCAAATGCTTTAATAGTCAGCCAAATAAATTCAACAATACTTGAAATGTTTTCATTATAATCCTTCAAAGAAATTAATACGGGCAATTCGTTTGTTGATGCATAATCTGTTGTAGCATTTAAGAACAGATGAGTTAGAAACATCGATTTACCAATACCACCGGTTCCTTCAATGATTGAATAAGCCGATTCTTGTTTTAGGCGAGCGGCCGTAGCATCAGTAATGGTGATTGGCTGTTGAGAATTGTGTGTTGCGACAAATCGTGTCCTGTGAAATGTTAAATCATTACAGACGTAAATTTCATAAAAAGGATGCGGCTTTTCTGCATATAACAAGGTTTTTTTCATTGAATAGTACTCTTTAGCCTTGTCAAGAAATGTTTGGAACGGATCAGTTTCTTCACGCCCGTTGCTCTTTCCTTCATTATCCAACTGATTGGAAGCATGAAGATCCATTATTTGTTGCTCTGAAGCAGTTGATTTTGTTATTTCGTTGTTTTCAAAAAAATCCTTTGCCATTCGATGCTCACTTGCTTCAAACCCTTTCGCAAATATTCGCATTGTTTTAGTTAAATTATCAAAACTTAATTGGCGGTAGGTCTTTGAGGCATTACCATTATCCTGGGTATTATTGGCAACCTTGGTACCTTCCGATTGTGGAAAAGTTGATAATAATTCTTTGGGTAAGTCTTAGTTTATAGTTAATGGTTGTATTCCACTACCGATATCACTGTGAAATTTCCATTCTGCATTTGAACGCGACTGAGAAAACCATGCTTCAAAAGTAGATCTTCCAGATTCTGCATCCGGGCAGTTCATTATCACATAATGTAAAACACTGATAAAAAAGGGTTGTGCTATCACTGTAGTCACGCTGTTTAAATCTTCGACATTAACTTTTTTGTCATAGGCAATAGATATACTGGTGTCATTATTAACTGCTTTATCTTTTTGCATAGTTTCAATCAAGGCGCGAACAAGCCATTCAAACTTTTCCCCGTTTAGATATGCAGTTATGAACTCCGAGACTCTTTGAAGTAGCTTAGGATCGCTTCTCTTGACGGCAGAATCAAAAGCTGATTGAGTAGTTGAGTCAGTGAATGGTACATAGACACCAGTGCTGTCAACGCACTTTTTATAATTAGAGGCACATTTGGCCATCGATTTTCCCGCAGTTGCAGGCATATCGTCACCAGTAACAGTATAGATAAGACCACAAAATACGTCTTGCGCGGTCAAATGATCAGAACCACCTTCTAATTTGTTCCGTGCTTTGCTGCGTGATTTTCGGGCTTCTAGAATAAGACCGAATAATATGCCGCCGCAAAGGTGAGGAACACTGTATTTAGCCATATTTTAATCCTCCTATATGAAATAGTAACCTTATACCGCCTTAGTAACCTTATGCTACTTCATTTGTATATCTGAAGCAGTTGACAGGAACCTTATCTACATTAGGGTCATAGACAAGTAGGAAAATGTGCAAAGTTTTTTCTAAATTTAGTATAACACTGCAGACAGTGAAAATACATAATCTGGGTGCAAAATTCTGCAAATTCAGAACTTGCTATCGCATTGCATAATTCCACTTAAAAAATATCTCAAAATGTCCGATGTGGCCACATGGACGATGAGATACATCAAGAACTGAAAAGCAACATAAAAGTTGTTTTCAAAGCGAAGATGTCTCACCGTTAGTTTTCTGTACCAATTTTACTGAAGCAGAAATTCTATGGCCACCTTCTGTATAGGTTCTTCATGTGTCTCACCGTCTATACGGACGGAAAGGACGCAGCAATGAAGAACAATAAAATCAAGTACAAAGCAACTTACAACCCTGACCGCGAGTGTTACATATCATCAGACGGTAAATACCTCTGCTATAAATCCACAGATGTCGACACACATCGTCCTGTGACGCTTCGTTATGAAATCGGTAAGGATGGAATCACGGAAGAACTGACTTTCCTTATCGATGAACTGAATCACGATATGGATCTTAACGACCGTTACGAAAACGAGCTGAAAGACCCGCTGTTCGAAAAGAAGCAGAAGACTTTCAGTACCGATCCATGTGGCGATGACATCGATCCATGGGACACAGTATCCAATACTCAAGATGAACCAGATCATGAACAGGAGCCAGAAGATCCTGACCTGGTGAAGATCCGCAAAGTCGTGGACGAAGACCTCACTGATGCGCAGCGCGAACTGTACTACGACCATTTTGGCAGGAACCGTCAGCTGGAAGAGATCCGACAGGAAGAAGTCGCTATTACCGGTCAGGAGAAGAGTCTTCAGTCAGTTCTGAACCGCAAAAACAAGATCATCAGAAAAGTTGCACACAAAGCATTCGGCGTCGAACCGGTAAAACGTCACAACTATCCGAAGAAGGAAGGCTGAGCCATGTGGCGTCAGCCAGGCTGCCGCAGTCCTCCCAGGCAGCGCTAAGGGTTGATTTTTAAGGCAAGGGACAGAGGAAGACATCCTTCCTCTATATCAAACTGAAATGTTCAAAGATTGGAGGACAACGAAAATGAATAATATTCAGCACAAAGTACAGATCAATATCGCAGGGCCGGAAGGCAGAAGACAGATGGTAGTCAGCGGTAAGACGGTCAGGATACCATGCCGGATACTTGAGCTTATTTTTGGAAAACTGACTGAAGTCATGTTGATAACACCTGGAAAGACAGTGGTCGGGATAGAAGTAAAAGAAGTGGAAAACGGAGGTGGATATATTGAAGAAGATCGATAATCCATCTCTCCCGATGCCTGTCAAGGTACGACCGTACAGTCATCAGCAGGCGGCGTTCGATTTCGCCTGCGGGAAGTTCGGACTTCTGCCGTCGGATTCGAGGAGCAGGGGAGTGGCGCTTCTTATGGAAATGGGCTGCGGCAAGACACTGGCAGCGATCGGCATTGCCGGGATCCTTTATCAGTTCGGCCTTGTAAATAAGGTCCTGGTGGTTGCGCCGCTTTCTATCCTGGGTGTTTGGGAGTCAGAATATGAGCAGTACGCCGAGTACCCGTATACGATGACGATTTTACAGGGAACTTCGGACAAGAAAAGGAAGATGCTGAAGGAAGTGTCTTCCGACGGTCTGCAGATAGTAGTGGTTAATTACGAATCCGCAAGGATCCTGGAAAAGGAACTCCTGCAGTTCGACGCCGATCTCATCATCGCCGACGAAGGTCACAAGATCAAATCGCATAGCAGCAAGCAGAGCAAGGTCATGCATAAACTTGGCGACCATGCATCATATAAGCTGCTTCTGACCGGGACGCTCATCACGAACAAGGAACTCGATGTTTTCAGCCAGTACCGCTTTCTCAACAGCAGCGTCTTCGGCACATCGTTCTATACGTTCAGAAACACATATTTTGATATGGTCGGCTACGGCAATCATATCCCGCGGTTCAGAAAATGGATGTTAAATGATTTCCTTCGGAGGCTCCACAGCATTGCCTACCGCGTGACAAAAGCCGAGTGCCTCGATCTTCCGGAGATAACGGAGGAGATCCGCACGGTACAGCTCGAACCGAAAACTATGAAGATATACGAAGAGCTTGAGGCGGATTCATTCACCGAGCTCAAAGGCAGCGAGGTGACGGCGGTCAATGTTCTTACGAAGATCCTACGTCTGTCGCAGGTCACAGGCGGGCATCTTACGGACGATGAATCGGATACCCATCAGATCAGCATGGCAAAACTTGACGCATTGTCGGACATCATCGATTCCGTGATGGAAGAAGGCAAGAAAGTCGTTGTCATGGCACGCTTTATTCCTGAACTCAATGATATCGAAGCCATGCTGCAGAAAAAGAAGATAGGTTACGCCTGCATACGCGGCGGCGTAAAAGACCGCGCCGGGGAGGTAAGCCGTTTCCAGAACGATCCTGACTGTTACGTATTCGTAGGACAGATCGCTGCGGCAGGCCTTGGAATAACACTGACTGCGGCAAGCACGATGGTGTTCTATTCGCTCGATTATTCCATGAGCAATTTCGACCAGGCGAAGGCCCGCATACACAGGGTCAGCCAGACAGAAAACTGTCATTACATATACCTTATTGCGGCCGGCACTGTCGACCGTAAGATACTCCGTTCTCTTCGGGGAAAGATCGACCTCGCAAAGATGCTAGTCGATGATTACCGGAAGGGCAGGGATCCTTTTACTGACTGAAGATGCTAAGGGGTTGATTTCTTCGGCAGGTATTGAAAGGAGGATGCACAATGAACAATGAAATTTTCGAGATGGCAGACAGGCTCAAAGATGCAAGAGACCGCAAATCCGAGCTAAAAGAGCAGCTAAAAGCTGCCGAAGCTGAGATAAGCGAACTCGATCTCGCGCTGTCTGACGCGATGGCTGAGTCGGAAGTGGAGCGTTTTTCCAGGAACGGCAGCACGTTCTATCTGAACTCACGGCTGTTCGCATCACCTGCGTCAGGCCGAAAAGACGAACTCATGCAGTCGCTCAAAGACAACGGATATGGCAGCCTTGTGGTGGAAACTGTCAACGCCAATACTCTTTCGAGTTTCGTCAAGGAGCAGAAAGCGGAGAACAACGATGAAGTACCTTCGTGGCTGTCCGATGTGATCTCGGTATTCGAGAAAGTATCGGTCGGCGTACGTAAAGGCTGAGAAACAAAAAACAATTATTGATTTGGATAAGAAGGAGGACACATAGATGTCAGATACAAAGAAGAACAACGACCTTATGGAGACCGGCGGCTTTGCCGCCCTTAAGGGCAGCGACGCCCTGGAAAACACAGCTGAGGACCTTGCGGGTCTTGAGCTTACGTTCGACCGCATCAAGATACCGGCAGGCGGAAGCACCGCTTTCGAAGTGCCGGGAGACGGGGACGAAACTGAGATGGTAAAGGAGATCAGCGGAGTAATCCTGCTGCACCATCCGGCATACGCGTATTATACGGAAAAATACAACGGAGGATCGAACCCGCCGGACTGCGGATCATTTGACGGAGTAAACGGGACAGGGACTCCTGGCGGCAAGTGCGCTGCATGTCCGTACAACAGGTTCGGAAGCGGTGAAGGGCAGAGCAAAGCCTGCAAAAACCGCCGCATGATATACATCCTGAGGGAGAACGAACTGTTCCCTATGGTGCTGTCGCTTCCGACGGGATCGCTTAAAGAGTTCACGAAATATGTAAAGCGTCAGCTCTCCAAGGGCAGGAAGCTTTCGCATATCGTGACACGCATATCGCTGAAGAAAGCGACGAGCGCATCCGGCATCGCGTATTCCCAGGCGGCTTTCTCATTCGAACGGATGCTGGACAGCCAGGAGACTGCGGCTGTCGGCAGTATGGTAGATCAGGTGAAAAGCTATGCCGCGGGGTTGACGCTCGCATCGCTTGCAGGAAGCGAGGAGACATCGTTCGTGGATGAAGAGACGGGCGAGATCATCGAACCTCTTAAGTAATACAGAAATAACTACATACTTCGGGAGAGGGCGCGCTCTCTCCCGGAGATTTTCGCATAAGGAGATCATTTCATATGGACAACAAAAAAGAATATAGATGCGTGACGACGGCAGCCGGGATACGCGCATATATCGGAAATGCCAAAGTCGCAGCATTCGACTATGAAACATCGCCAGACGATGAGTACCGCGATGACGACAAAGCCGCGCTCGACCCTGCGAAGAGCCACATCTGCACGATGAGCATAAGCGTAAGACCAGGGACCGGCATAGAGATCCCATTCGCGCATAAAACAGGGATAAATATCAGCAGGGAAGAGTTCACGCGGTTCCTTGAGGGATTTCTCACGGATACGTCAATCGTAAAAATCGCGCACAACCTGTCATTTGAGTCGATGTTCTCATATAAATACGGCATCGTGATACAGGAGCCTGTCTACGACACTATCGCCGCAAGTCAGATGACGCTTAAGACCGGTACTGATTTCCGCAGGCTGCAGGACTCTGGTCTTAAGAAACTGTCGGAGGAGCTGCTTCATGACGTGATGCCGTCGTTCAATGATGTGACGTCAGGCAGGTTTTTCGATGAACTGGATCCTGAGGATCAGGAGACTATCCGCTACAGCTGCGAAGACTCAGACAAGGCGCTGCAGCTATATTACCTGTTCAATGCCTGGTTCGATAGGTATCTTCCAAGGCACAGGTGGATCGTAGAGAACATAGAATCTCCGACATCTGTCTACCTTGGGATCATGAAATATAACGGAGTGCCGGTCGATACCGGTCTTATGGATGAGCGAAAAGAAGAGGCGGAGCGCGAGATGGACAGGATACGCCGCGAGATACATTTCCTTATAGGAGGCATCGACATCGGCAGCAACTGCTCCACGAATGCTTTCAAAAAATACCTGTTCCAGGATCTGCGTCTTCCCGTTATGAAGACGACGATGACGAGCCGCGCCGCAGCTGACGACGCGGTAATGATACAGCTGAAAGAATGGTGCGACGCGAATCGACCGGAGCTTTCAAGGCTTTTCGAACTTGTGCAGGAATACCGCAGATGGAACAAGATCTCGAGCACATATATCACGGGATACCTCAAATATCTTGATCCTGCGACAGGCTGCATACATCCCAGTTTCTATTCGCTCAGCACGGATACCGGGAGATTTTCATGCAGCAGGCCGAACCTGCAGAACATGCCCAGGAAGAGCAACGATCCAATAGGCGTAAGGAATTTCATAAGTGCGCCGGAGGGGCATCTCATCATAAGCTGCGACTACAGCCAGATAGAGCTTAGAGTTGGAGCCTTTTACTGCCGAGACCGCATCATGATGGATACTTACAGGTCCGGCGGCGACATACATGCCGCGACGACGAGCGTCATATTCTCGGTCCCGTATGAGCAGGCAAAAGATAAGAATGCTCCGGATTACAAGGAACGCAGAACAATCGCGAAAAATACGAATTTCGGTACGTTCTACGGCCTGTTCCCTCGAGGCCTGCAGCGGACACTAAGGTTCAAGGCGGGGGTTGATAAATCAGTCAGGGAATGTGAGGAGATCATAGAGAATCTGAAAGCGGGTTATCCCGGACTTGTCACATGGCAGGATGAAACGAAAGCGGAGGCTGCGAAAAGGATGTATTCGGAGACATGGCTCGGAAGAAGGCGGTATCTCCCCGGCATCATATCCGGTGACTGGGGGAAGAAGTCGTTTGCAGAGCGTTGCAGCATGAACACTCCCATCCAGGGGACGGCGGCGGATATCTTAAAGCTGTCGCTTGCCAGGATACTGAAAGGTCTGCCGGAGCGCCAGTGGCTGAGGCCGATACTGCAGATACATGACGAACTTACATTTATCATTCCGGAAGAAAGGCTCCATGAAGCTGCGGACTACATAAGGTCCTGCATGGAACCGCAGCCGTTTCCGGAGTTCGATATACCGCTTGCCGCTGAAGCGTCGGCGGGCAGGACATTCGGGACACTTGAAGAACTGGAGGACTGAGCATGTATAGAAATTCTGAAGGCTACGCTGACCCTACGGCCGGACAGGCCATAGGAAATGTGATGAAAGAATACCGCATTGAGCGTAAACGCGTCTGGCGGAGGCAGCATGAGATGAAGACAAGGCCGAAGGCATACATCGCTTCGCGTTACGCAGGTGACAGGACAGCGAATGCAGCAGATGCCGCGATGGCATGCCGCTACGCTGCTTCTAAAGGCATGATGCCTGTAGCGAGCCATCTCATGTATCCCGCAATGGGATTCGATGATAGCGACCCCGGGCAGAGAGAGCTTTGCTGCATGTTCGGACTCGCGCTTCTCGCTTTATGCGATGAAGTGTGGTGCTTCACAAGAGAAGGCATAGTGTCAGAAGGCATGGAGCAGGAGATCTCGGAAGCAAAACGTCTTCATATACCCATCCGTTATTTCAAGATCGAGGAGGCAGAAGCATGATCAATATTACAGCGGCCGACATACTCGGCAGCCTTTTCAACCCGGCAGATACCGTATGCTTTCGTGTCTTCGATGACAAGAAGCGCGGCGTGTTCCGCGGACAGAACCTGCAGTGCGAATGCGGAAAATACAAGACCATAGAGGAAGACTTAAATAAGCACAACGAGCAGGACCGCGGCGTGTTCTTCGTAGTGAATTACGGCGGGCAGAACGATCAGTCGATTACGAGGATAAATTCCCAGTTCTTCGAAATGGACGGCGGGACATTCGAGGAGCAGCAGGCTAAGATCGATGCATTTCCGCTCCGGCCTTCGATGATAGTAAGGACGCAGAAATCACTGCATACATATTATTTCATGGACGGCACAGCGAAAGTGGAGCGCTTCCGCACCGTGCAGAAACAGCTTGTAAAGATGTTCGGCGGGGACCCAATGTGCGTCAATGAATCCAGGGTTATGAGACTCCCGGGGTTCTATCACTGCAAGACTGATAAGAGGGTCATGGTGGAGTGTATAAGTTTCCATCCGGAGCTCAAGTACACACAGGATCAGCTGTCAGAGCTACTGCCGGAAGCAGATGAAAAGCCGCCGGAAAAGAAAAACGGCATGCAGAAGGGCCTGGACATAGTTATGAGGAGCTGCGACTTCCTTAGGCACTGCAGGACAGATGCAGCAGACCTTTCTGAGCACGACTGGTACGCAATGGTAACGAACCTCGCATCTTTCGACGGCGGTACGAAGAAGATACACGAGCTTTCCGCTCCGTATCCAGGTTACAGCGAATCGGTGACGCAAAAGAAGATAAACCATTTTCTGGAGAGCGGGACTGGTCCAATAAACTGCAGCACGATATGCGAGAAAGGGTACAAATGCCCGAAATTCGAAAAGGGCGAGTGCCAGGTAAGGTCGCCCGCGGCTCTCTGCTACTTGCCTCTTAGCACTGACGTCCTGCAGGATATCATCTCGGATATCCCATGCACGGGCAATACGATAGAGGACCTTCAGATGGCGGAGAAATTTGTGAGGGATTACCTGTATAACCAGGATGTGGTGATAGCGGACGTGATCATCGATGTCGCGCTGCGTGATCACTTCAAGTTCAAGGCGTCGTTTCTGAAATCGCTGAAAGCTGTCTATAAAGATGTGAGCCGTGTATTCAAGGCGGGAAAAGCCGCGAAGAAAGCAAAGGCAGGAGCATCGCTTCCGGACTGGTACGAGCCTATGGAGAACGGAGGGCTCAGGTTCCTTCCGGGGGTACTTGCTCAGAATATGGCAGATACAGAGAAGGTGTTTTACGCGGCGGAGCAGCATTTCGGATACAGCGGAGGCGTTTATTCCGAGATGAGCGATATGGAAGCGCAGAAACTCGTTCAGGACAGGATGCTGGTACGCGAAACAAGGATGACACAGATCATGGATGCGGAGAAACAGTGGCGGCTAAAAGTGCAGAAGGATATAAGGGAGCTGAACTCCAATCCTTACATCATCAATGTGAGGAACGGACTTTACAACGTGCTGGAAGACACTCTTACAGAGCATAACCCGGAATATTATTCGACGGTGCAGCTTGCCGTTACCTATGACAAAACGGCGGACTGCCCGATGTTCAAAAAGTTCCTCGAGGAATCTATGGACGGCGATATGGACCAGGTGAAACTCATCCAGGAGATGATGGGGTATTTCCTCATTCCGGTGAACGCAGCCCAGAAGTGCTTCGTCATAGTGGGAGCAGCAGGAGCGGGAAAGTCAGTGCTTCTAAGGGTCCTGAACGAGGTGCTTCTCGGAAAGCAGAACGTGTCGAACGTGTCATGGCAGGCGCTGAACGAAAGATTCAAGCCGGCGGAGCTTTTTGGTAAACTGGCCAACATATTCGCAGACCTTCCCACGAAGAACATAGACGACAACGGGATATTCAAGGCGCTCGTAGGGGAGGATTATCTCACCGTAGAGAAGAAGAACAGGAATCCGTTCTCTTTCCAGTCGAGCGCGAGGCTGCTGTTCTCATGCAACAGCATACCGAGGAACTACGGGGACAGGTCGGAGGGCTTTTACAGGAGGCTTATAATCATACGATTCAGTCATACCGTGCCGCCTGAAAAACGCGATCCCGGGCTCCTGGATAAATTCCGCATGGAAGCCGACGGCATCTTTCTGTTCGCCCTGGAAGGCCTCAGGAGGCTCATGAACAACGATTTTCGCTTCTCGGAAACACAGGTCAACAGGACGGAGCTCCAACAGTACAGGGAAGAGTCGGATTCGGTGCTTTCATTCGTAAAAGAGTACTGCGAACTCGATCCTTCGGCGGCTACTGGGTCCACAGAGCTGTTCCGCGCGTATAAGAGCTACTGCGATGAGTGCGGGCTTAAGCCGTATTCCCAGAAGACGTTCGTGCAGCAGCTTCTTTCCGCGTGCAGCGATGTGGAACGCGACATCGACAGATTGGGCGGCAGACGTGTTCTTAACGGAATAAAACTTGGAGAGATGCTGGGATGAAGTGTTTGCAACAGCTACGGCGGTTGGACGCGCCATATCCGGGAGGAAATTCGAGCCATTCGGAACACATGGAACACGACTTTTCTAACTCTCTCTATATATACAAAAAAAATATGCATATACGTGTTTTTTTGTAATTAAAAAGTCAGTATAATAGGATTTCTCGTGTTCTATGTGTTCCAACCATTGAAAAATGGCGATTCTTTCGGAACACATTGAAAGATAGGTGGTAAAAAATGTCAGAATCGGACATAGTAAAAAGGATAATGAGGTACCTTAAGACGGTGCCGCGCTGCTTTGCCTGGAAGGAGCATGGCGGAATGTACGGGACGGCAGGCATCACGGATATAATCGCCTGCATCGATGGCCACTTCTACGGATTCGAAGTGAAGACGGAAGAAGGCAGGCCTACAAAGCTCCAGGAAGCGACCATCAGAAAAATCCTCGCAGCCGGAGGGACGGCGACGGTCGTCCGCTCGGTGGACGAGGTGCGGGTCGTGCTTGACGGCCTCCTGCACTGATCAATGATACGACGCAGCTTTGCAGCACAGGGTGAAAACATAAACATAGCGGAAAAAGATATATCGATTGGAGGTTATACCATGATATATGAAAACGAAGATCCTTATGTAAGGCTTGCAACAGCGATAGCGGTAAGAGCCGCGAAGGATTACAGGAGCCTTTTATGCAGAGAAAAAAAGCATCCGGGAAGAGCAAGGTCAGTAGAGATAATCGAAGTTGAAAGATTCTTCCGTTCGCAGTGGTTCTATGAACTTACTGGATGCGACGGTAATGTGATCATGGAGAAGATAAGGAGGGAATACATATGACAGCAAAAGAATACCTGGGTCAGGCTTATCACATTGACCAGCGAATCGATAGTAAAATAATGCAGACAGAATCGCTGCACGCACTTGCGACAAAGGCTACTGCAACGCTTAATGATGCGCCGGTCAGTAATACCAAGAACACCCACAGCATGGAGGACGTGATAATAAAGATCATTGAGCTTGAAAATGAAATCAATCATGACATAGATGAACTGGTGGACCTCAAGAAGGAAATCACAGAAGTAATAAAAAAAGTGAAGAACCCGGAATGCCAAACGCTGCTTGAAAAGAGATACCTTTGTTTTGAAGGCTGGGAACAGATAGCAACTGATATGTATTACAGCGTGCAGCATGTATTCCATCTCCATAGCGTAGCATTAAAAGAAATATACAGAATCATGCCTGATAAGAGTAAATGAGAGTAAATGAGAGTTCGAGTTTGTGATAGTATTATACTAGCGAAAAAGATGATAAACCTTCGAGGAGAAATTCCCCGGAGGTTTTTTCATGGAAAGGAATATCGAATGAAGAATAGATGCTTTGCAGTGCGCAGCGGTAATAGATGTGCTGTGCTTAAAGTAAATAAATGTGAAGGAGTAACATGCCCATTCTATAAAACAGCGTTGGAGGCTGGGAAGTCAGCAGCGCATGCACATGAGCTTCTTAGGCGGCTTTCTCCTTGCGATCAGATGGACATAGCAGACAAATACTATAGCGGGAGGTGCAGATGGTAATGCCTAGGAAACCGCTAAGTCCATGTTCGTATCCTGGATGCCCGAAGCTTGCGGTTTCAGGCAGTAGTTACTGCGAGGAGCACAAGAAACTCACGGATAGACAGTACAACAGGTACGAGCGCAGCAAAGACGTGAACAAGATATACGGGCGTTCATGGAAAAGGATACGTGATAGGTACGCGAGGGAGCATCCATTGTGCGAAAGGTGTCTAAGCGAAGGACGCGCGACACTCATGCAGGAGGTGCACCACATCATTCCTGTATCACAAGGTGGGACGAATGATCCTTCGAATCTTATGAGTCTTTGCCAGTCATGCCATACGAAGATGCATATCGAGCTTGGAGATAGAAAAATAAGACGCTGACCCCAGGGGCGGGTAAGATCTCCAGGATGGCTTCGACCGGGCAACGGTGCGGGGTCACGCGTACAAAAATCACGGTTCAAACGGGGGATTTAAGAAATTGAGGTGATAATTTGGCAAAAGATATGACTAACAGGGGTGGCAGAAGAGTCAGGGCAGGCGATAAACCGGAGGCCCTGGCGGATAAGATCAGCAAAGGCAAGCCGGCTACGATCATGGAGCTTCCGGTGACTGAACTCAAAGCGGGAAGCATCGGAGAACCAGCTGATCTTGAAGGGAGCGACATGCCGGACCCGAGCAGCTACCTGTCAGCAAAGCAACGCGACGGTAAACCGCTCGGCGCGGATGAGATATATAAAGAAACTTGGAAGTGGCTTGAAGAACGCGGCTGCGAGAAGTTCGTGAGCAACAGACTCATTGAAGGATATTCGCAGGCGTTCGCAAGATATATACAGTGTGAGGACGCTATTAGCACATACGGACTTCTTGGGAAGCACCCGACTACAGGCGGCGCTATCACAAGCCCATTTGTACAGATGAGTCAGTCCTTTCAGAAGCAGGCGAATCTGCTTTGGTATGAAATATACGACATAGTAAAGCAGAACTGCACGGCGGCGTTCACGGGAAATCCGCAGGACGATATGATGGAGCAGCTGCTTCGGTCAAGAAAGGGTAAGTGATGGATACAAAGAAATTTGAACAGGTGGATATCGATAAGCTGATTCCTTATGCAAGGAATGCCAGGACCCATAACAAGGATCAGATAGCACAGCTTAGATCTTCTCTTCGTGAGTTCGGGTTCGTATCGCCTGCAGTAATAGATGCAGATTACAACATCATCGTGGGCCACGGCAGAATTGAAGCGGCAAAGCTTGAAGGATACAAAACCGTACCATGCGTGTTTGCAGAAAATCTTACAGACGCTCAGAAGAAAGCATACATCCTCGCGGACAACAGGCTGGCACTTAATGCCGGCTGGGATGAAGAGATGCTGGCGGTCGAGCTTTCAGATCTTCAGGGCGCAGACTTCGATGTATCACTTCTTGGGTTTGATGACAGCGAGATCAACAAGCTTCTTACGGATGATGACATTGAGGACGATGACTTCGATGTGGAGGAAGAACTGAAGAAGCCTGCGTTGACCAAGCTTGGAGATCTGTGGCTCATAGGAAAGCATCGACTGATCTGCGGCGACAGCACAAATCCGAAAATGTATGAAGCGCTTATGGACGGGGCGAAAGCAAATCTCGTCGTAACGGATCCTCCGTACAACGTCGACTACGAAGGCAGCGCAGGAAAGATCAAAAACGACAACATGGGGAGCAGCAAGTTCTATCAGTTCCTGCTTGATGCATTCACTAATACTGAAAAGGTCATGGCTGATGACGCAAGCATATATGTGTTCCATGCAGATACCGAAGGGCTGAATTTCAGGAAAGCTTTTCAGGATGCAGGCTTTTATCTTTCAGGCTGCTGCATATGGAAGAAGCAGAGCTTAGTTCTTGGCAGGTCTCCATATCAGTGGCAGCACGAACCGATCCTTTATGGCTGGAAGAAGAAAGGAAAGCATAAATGGTTCAGCGGCAGGAAGGAATCGACAATCTGGGAATACGATAAGCCTAAGAAGAATGCCGATCATCCTACGATGAAGCCGGTACCGCTTCTGGCATATCCTATCGTTAATTCTTCAATGAGCGGATGCATAGTCCTGGATCCGTTCATCGGGTCCGGCAGCACCATGGTCGCCTGCGAACAGACGGACAGGATCTGCTACGGGATAGAGCTCGATGAGAAGTTCTGCGACGTGGTCGTGAGCCGCATGATAGAGCAGAAAGGCGCCTCGGATGATGTGATCCTCATAAGGGGCGGCAAGAAAATGAAGTACGAGGAGGCAGCACAGTGAATAAGCAGCTTACGCTCGGGAGCCTGTTCGATGGCTCGGGAGGATTCCCTCTCGGTGGCATGCTCTGCGGGATAACGCCGATATGGGCATCCGAGATAGAACCGTTCCCGATAAGGGTGACAACAAAGAGGATCCCTTCAATGAAGCATCTTGGGAACATTTCGAAGATAAAAGGCTCTGAGATAGAGCCGGTAGATATAATTACATTCGGTTCGCCGTGTCAGGACCTTTCTCTTGCAGGCGGACGTAAAGGACTGGGCGGAGCAAGATCCGTTCTTTTTTATGAGGCCGTGCGCATCGTAAAAGAAATGAGGGAAAAAACAAATGGAGAATACCCGAAATACATCGTATGGGAAAACGTCGCAGGAGCTTTCTCCAGCAACAGTGGAGAAGACTTCAGGGCAGTCCTCGAAGAAATCGTATCGATCTGTGAAGAAGGCAGGCCCGAGGTGCCTGCGCCTTGTGACGGAAAATGGCCGCACGCAGACATGCTCGTGGGAGACGGATGGAGCATTGCTTACAGAACTCTCGACGCTCAGTACTGGGGAGTGCCCCAGAGAAGAAAGAGGATCTACCTTGTCGCAGATCTTAGAGGAGGACGTGCCGGAGAAATATTATTTGAGCAGGAGGGCATGCCACGGGATACTGAGAAGAGCAGCCTCCCGTGGCAAAGAACTTCCGTACGTATTGAAGGAAGCGCTCATGATGCAGGCATCTGCCTGAACGACCAGGGCGGTCAGAGGATGGATGTGACCGAAGACATGACTTCCACACTCAGGGCCAAATCAAATCATCCGCCATGCATCATGCAGTCTGCTGTATCCGTGGAGAACTATCCTTCGGACAGCAGGGTCAAAGTAAGGACAGACGGGAAATCACAGACTCTTACATCTCATATGGGGACAGGCGGCAACAACGTGCCTCTTGTCATGGAAACGCCAAAGACCATGAAAATAAGATGCGGAAAGGCCGGCGGTGGAAAGGGCGCTCTTGTGCAGGAAGACAGATCCGCTACACTCGGCTGCAACAACGATCAGGTGCTGTTCGAGCCGTACTGTATTGGGAACGGTCAGGTCAATCAGCTTGGTCTTCAGGAGAAAACCGGTGCGCTGAACTGCATGGATTCGCAGCAGAACATCATTGCTCAGACTTCATACGGGATAGACAGGGCCGCATTCAACCAGGGAAAGAACGCCAAGTTCGGATTCGCAGTCGAAGAAGAGCTTGAGCCTACCATGGTCGCTAAAGGTCCCAACGCAGTAGCGCACTTTAGCAGCAGCAAAGCATCGTTTTTCACGAGCGCCGAAAAAGAACTGGCGAACACGCTCGTTGCTACAGACTACAAAGATCCGCCTCTCGTAAATGGGAAGGGATACATCGTAAGACGGCTGACGCCGAAAGAGTGCGCAAGACTGCAGGGATTCCCGGACGGTTGGTGTTCAGGACTTGGGACGGAAGAACCTTCAGATGAAGAGATACGGTTCTTTACAGATGTGTTCGAAGAATACAGAAAAGCAACGGCACCTGACAAGAAACCCAAAACGGAAAAACAAATATTGAAGTGGCTGAAAGATCCGCATTCTGATTCCGCCGAATACAAAATGTGGGGGAACGGAGTTGCGCTGCCATGCGTGTATTTCGTGCTTTACGGTATCGCACATGATTCTTCGGAATAAGTGGAGATAAACCTTGCTATATGTGTCTTTTAGAGGGATATATGTATGTACAAAACAAAGGCTTCATAAACAAGGAGGTAGATCAATGAAAGCGGAATACAGCGTAAAAGGGAAAGAAAGAAAGGCCCTGGTCGATGCCATAGCAAAGATCACGGGATGCGAACCGGTGTATGGAGGGACACCTTCATACGAGTACACAGTCGGAGTTTTTACGGTCGACAGAGATGGCGCGGTCATTTCGGACGATGCCGACGCTCTTGAGCGTCTTGAGCACAACCTGGCCGCAGACGGGTTCACTGCTCCGGGTGGTGAGCCGGACAAGCAGAAGGACAGTATAGTCATATCGCTTCCGCTGCACGGATTCACGGAAGAGGAGCTTGAAAAGCTCGAGCAACTGATCGCATCAAAGGAAAGCCTTATAAAGGCGGCATTCGGCGCGGACGACCTTGCTCTTGAGAAGAGCGGCGATAAAGTATCGTTCAACTGGTTCAACGGAAAGATAGATGCGGAACACGTAACAGCATACACGGATTTCGTTTCAGCGCTTGCCAATACCGCGAAGGCGCAGAAGCGGATCACTGCGAAAGACAAACCTGCCGGTAATCAGAAATACGCATTCAGATGTTTTCTCCTCAAATTGGGATTCATCGGTGACGGATACAAGGCAGACAGGAAGATCCTGCTTGAGAGACTCAGCGGATCGTCGGCATTCAAAGGAGGTGCGGACCATGATGTTTCCGAACAGAGATAAGGTAAAAGAAATACGGAACAAGTATAAGGAAGGCGCAAGAGTCGAACTTATACATATGAACGATCCGCAGGCACCTCCTGCCGGCACACATGGTACTGTGAAAGGAGTCGACGACACCGGCTCTATCATGGTCAGGTGGGACAACGGCTCCGGCCTTAATGTGATCTACGGTGAAGACACCTGCAGGATACTCGATTCCGTTACTGTCATATGTTATGGAGGAACAGACATCTGGGACAGTCGTGACGACGCAAAGGCGTTTTACCTTGAGGCAATGGCAGCCTGCGACGGGTGTGAGCGCGCGCGGTACACTTCCGTATATCTCGACCTTATGGCCGGACTGGAGGTGTGTACGGATGATGAATGAGAAAGTAAAGAAGCAGATCCTCGCAGTAAGAGATACGGGACTTACTAACATGTTCGATATCAATGCCGTTCAAAAGATCGCATACGACCTGGATATGTATGAACTTGTCAATTACATCGAAGACGACAAAGACGGATATGTCCATTTCATAATCACAGGAGAGTAGCCATCAGCTGCAGTATCTATTAGTATTTCTTCCATAAATGACTTGATATATGTGTTCTTAAGAGCGAATATACACATACCGAAAAGAAGGGAGAATAAAGGAATGGATAAGAACATGAAAGCATACAGAGAAAGCCTCATCTACGATTTCAATGAAGCGACGCAGCAGTTCGAAAGAGCAAGGAAGGAAGCTATAGAATGCCTTGAGAAAATGGACTGGTCACAGGCTGAAAACTTCGGAGCTGGATACGCTTCGCATATCGAGGACATAACGATAGCCGCTGCAAAGATGAGGGCATTGGGGATGGCAGTACATGATTTTGACTGTCAGGTAAACAGGCTGATCGTGAAGCACTCTGAGATCGAAGCCTGATCCGAAGGAGGACCATATGAAATATTATATCCAGACGGAAGAGCATGTCTATGAAAGCGGCAATGTGAGGAAGGACGAACTGGAAAGCATAAGAAAAGTGCTTGAATCAAAAGGCGAGAAGATCCTCGTCATCGCCCCTGTCAAAGGACATCATCTCTGCAGATACTGCGGAAGCCTCGCGGAAGGCGATTTTGAAGATCTGCTATGTAAAGACTGCAGAGAGTGTTTCGGGCATTCATTGTTCACGGAACTGTAAAATGGAATAGAGCCATCAGAGCCTCAGGGCTCTTTTGGCAGTGCAGCAGCTACGGCTGCTATTTTTATTGGGGTGAAAGGATTGAGAAAGCTTAAAGAATACAAACCGACAAAGTTCATGGCCGAAAAGTCCTCATATAACGAAAACGCTGCCGATTACGCAGTCGGTTTCATTGAGTGCCTATGTCATACCAAAGGCACCTGGGCCGGAAAGCCGTTCGAGCTTATCGACTGGCAGGAAAGAATCGTGCGAGATATCTTTGGGATCCTAAAGCCTAATGGATATAGGCAGTTCAACACTGCATATATTGAGATCAGCAAAAAAAATGGCAAGTCTGAGCTTGCTGCAGCGGTAGCGCTTCTCCTCTGCTGCGGGGACAATGAACAGCGCGCTGAAGTGTATGGATGCGCTGCAGACAGGCAGCAGGCTGCGATCGTATTTGATGTGGCAGCAGACATGGTCAAGATGTGTCCCGCGCTCGCAAAGAGGGTAAAGATACTGGCATCGCAGAAGCGGATAATTTACCAACCGACGAACAGCTTTTATCAGGTATTATCGGCAGAAGCATATTCCAAACACGGCTTCAATATTCACGGTGTAGTATTCGACGAACTCCATACGCAGCCTAACAGGAAACTGTTCGATGTAATGACAAAAGGCTCCGGAGACGCAAGGATGCAGCCTCTATACTTTCTCATAACTACAGCAGGGAGCGATACCAACTCCATATGTTATGAGACACATCAGAAAGCAAAGGACATACTGGAAGGGAGAAAAGTAGATCCTACATTCTACCCTGTGATATATGGCGCTGATGTAAATGATGACTGGACAGATCCGGAGGTATGGAAGAAAGCAAATCCCTCTCTTGGCATTACGATCGGGATCGATAAGGTCGAAGCCGCATGTGAATCGGCAAAACAGAACCCAGGAGAAGAGAATGCATTCAGGCAGCTAAGACTGGATCAGTGGGTGAAGCAGTCGGTGAGATGGATGCCTATGGATAAATGGGATGCATGCGCGTTCCCCGTTGATGAAAAATCTCTTGAAGGCAGGGTCTGCTACGGAGGACTGGACCTTTCGTCTACTACCGATATCACAGCTTTCGTTCTTGTCTTCCCACCGGGAGACGAGGAAGATAAATACATTCTTATTACAAGTTTGTTTGCATGCGCCGTAGGAGCAAAAATAGAAGATGAAGATTATAGTGAGATATGCTTATTGACTATGATGAACAGATGGTTCGCAGGTATATTGAGCGTATCACTGTTTATGACAGTTATTACGAGGTGGAGTTCAAAGCAGGGATCAAGGTTGAGATAGAAAAGTGAAAATGACTTTAGCGTCTGGCTTTCAGCTGGGCGCTATTTATTGGAAATATCTGAAAGCGAAACTTATAAAAAACAATAATGAACTGGGTAGTGTCACTACCCAGATGAGGCTGCTTGCTCTGAATGGAAAGAAACGCCTGTCCAATGTTATGAATTACGATCAGATTATAGCACTTGCAAAGGAATTCTCGTCAAAGTGGGAATATACAAATTAGAATTTGATAGGGGAGAAAATATGATACTGGTCAATAATGTACTAAAAGAAATATAGGACCCTATTTCCCAAAATCAAAATAATATTGATATTGGGAAATAGAACTGATACAATAAATTCGGAAGAGGTGGCATGAATGAAGATAATAGAGCGAAGCACTTATCTTGAGAAACTGAAACGTTTGAAAGGCACTCCGGATATTAAAGTAATTACAGGCGTCAGGCGCAGCGGCAAGTCAAGGCTGATGGAAAGTTACATTGAATGGCTTGAAAATACAGATAAAGATGCAAACATTATCTATATTGACTATACCAGTTTGCAATTTGAAGATTTAAAAGAATATCATGCTCTTAATAAATATGTAGAGGAACACTATCAGTGGGGAAAGAGTAATTATCTCTTTGCGGATGAAGTACAGATGTGTCCGCAATTTGAACTTACGATAAACAGTCTGCATTCTTCTGGAAAATATGATATTTATGTTACAGGATCTAATGCATTTTTATTAAGCAGTGATCTGGCGACGCTGTTTACCGGAAGAACCTATGAGATAGAGATATTCCCGTTTTCCTTTGAAGAGTATGTGGAATATTATCAGCTTGAAGATATGGACAAAGCGTTCGACAGATATATAAAAGATGGCGGTTTGTCAGGCTCTTATGTGTACCGTGAGCAGGAAGAACGGTATCACTATATCGAAGATGTATTTGATACGCTGATTATTCGTGATATCAGGCAAAAGTACAAAATCAGAAAAACTGTATTGATGGATCGTATATCAGATTTCCTGATGGACAACGTTGCAAATCTGTCCTCTATTCGTCAGATTGCAGATACTATGACGAAAAACAATGACAGGATCAACCATAAGACGGTTGGAAAATACTTGGAATATTTATGTAATGCTTTTGCCTTTTATAAAGTCAGAAGATATGACATTCGTGGAAAAAAATATCTTGCCTCAAGCGATAAGTATTATCTGAGTGACCATGCATTCCGCTATGCAAAGCTGGGAACAAGAAATATGGACTATGGCAGAATGATTGAGAATATAGTTGCCATTGAACTGATGCGTAGAGGATATGAAATCTATACCGGTGTTCTTTATAAAAAAGAAATCGATTTTGTTGCAATGAAGCATGATGAGAAATTTTATGTTCAGGTTTCAGATGATATTTCCGGTGAAAGTACTTTTAAAAGGGAGATAACTCCTCTTTTACAGATTAAGGACGCCTATCCTAAGATTTTGATCGCCAGAACAAGACATGAGGATTATCAATATGAAGGAATAAAAATAGTCGATGTAGCGAATTGGCTGAGAAAAGACCAAAAGACTATTTCCCAAAAATAAAAATATCTGAAATATGGGAAATTGTTATTCTGGCTTTCGGTATTTTTGTGACCTTCGGTCAGACATTTTCGATTGATTTTGCCTTTGGATAATTTTCCGCATATAGCCGGAGCATATCTGGATGAAGCACGTTCATCTGATACCGGCGGTGCAGGGCTCGGGCTTGCGGTCGCAAAAAAGATAGTCACACTGCACGGAGGAGAAATATCAGTAACACCGGAATACATCATAGAAATAAGTTTACTGTAAACGACCAGATTGTAATTAAAGATAAGAAACAGATACCATTATCGACCGAGTTTAAACGACGTGCCTGTTGTCGTCTCGAGGCACGTTGAGAGTGTTGTATTGATGTCAAAGATAAAATAGGATAGTGTACAAAAGGCTTGAAATCAATAGGTTGCGTGGTTTGCATCAAAGAAAAATATGAACCCTGGGGATGCCGGAAAACAAGTAAAATCAAAGGCATTCAGAGGGTCGACTTGATGGTATAATCAAAGGCGAAGCGTGCTGATGGGATGCATAGATTTCCATAATTGAGTTGATAGTTTAGATGTATAATAGGCTAATCTAAAGGCGCTAGTTGATAAGAATTAGAGTGATTAATAGATTCGATTTTACTTGCTATAACCATTGAAAAGAGCATAATATACTAATTGAAGTGATTTGTCGAACTTCATTAATTGCATTATATGGTAGCGAAGTTGTATAAGGAGAGCGACGTGTATAATATAGACGAAATAGGAATGTGGGCTTCCTTGAATAATAGAGGTAAATTTATTGAAACAGAGATGGATGATTTAGTTCGCAAAAGAACGGGAAGCTACTATACAGATTTGAAGTTAACAGATGTTATGATGGGAGAATTAGTTGATAATCTAAAGAGAAGTGACAAGAGAATAGTTCAATATCGTTTTTTTGAACCCTGTGTTGGTGCTGGCAACTTTGTTTTTTCATATATTAAAGCCGTAAGGAATACGGGAATTAGCAGTGATGAAGCAATGATTCTTCTTAATAATATTTATGTAGCAGATGTAAATAAGGATGCACTTGAAGGGTATAAAAAGTCATTGAAACTATTGGCACTAGCATTTTGGAATATTGAATTACCAGATTTGTATTTCTCGGAGCATATAGGGTCTGGATTATTAGTGGATGTTACATCATCCACATTGGAGTATATTAGTATCAATGATGTTTTCACGGCAGATATTGTAAAAGATGGATTTGATATAATAGCAACTAATCCACCATATAAGAACTTGAAAGCTGAAAAAGGTCAATATAGTAACGAAGAGGAGCATAACAGCGATAAGAATAAATACGCCGAAATATCAAAAATTGTATCCGGAAAATTTAAATATTCTACAACTGGTGTATTGAATCTTTATAAATTATTTGTTGAGGAAATCATTGATCAATATGCAAATGAGCATGCATATATTAGTTTGCTTGTTCCTTCATCAATAATGTCAGACAAAACATGCATGAGATTACGAACACACATTTTAAAAGATATGAAAATAATCTCGGTTAAAGTAATTGAAGAAGGAAGCGGTTTTATTGATGCACAGCAAGCTTTGAGTGCAATTCTATTGAAGAAGGGTGAAAAAACTAAAACTGTAATAATTACTAAAGATTTCTATAGAAAGCCAACAGATGTAGCAGTAGTATCAATTGACGATATTATTAATGAAAATACTGGGAATGCGATAATTGCGGTATCGGCAGAGGAATATCAAATATTAAAAAAGTTAAGAAAATTCCCGGTAGTTAAAGACTTGGATTTCGTAGTAAATTTACGTGGTGAGCTTGATTTAACTACAAATAAAGGCAGTATTGTTGAGAGTAATACCGGGTATCCACTATTGAGAGGTAGAGATATTGGATATTATAAACTATTGTACCCCCAGGAAGAAGTTTATGTGTCAAATGAATTTGTTTCCACTACTCCAAAAAAGTATTACATAGAGCAAGACAGGATTATTTGTCAACAGATTGCAAATATGAATAAAGAGCGAAGAGTTAAATTTGCTTTTGCGCCATGTAACTATGTGTTAGGCAACTCTTGTAATTTTATTTCTGTTTCACAGAACAGGTACGAAATAGACATTTATGCTTTGCTCGGATTGTTTAATACAAAAATTATTAATTGGCTATTTAAGATGACTAGTAGTAATAATCATATTAACAATTACGAAATAGATTGTTTTCCAATCCCTGTTGAAGCGCCTGAATTAAAGGTGATTTCAAAACTTACACAGCAATATTTAAAAGAAGAAACCGAAAATTTAATTGACGAGATAGAGTTACTAGCCAAAAAGGCCTATGGTATAATAAGTGAACCGGAAGAAAAGAAAATGAATGAAACTAAATGTATAAATGATTATTATAATGCTTTACAGTGTATAATCACGGGCATTAAATATGAAGAGTCACATAAGATTTTAAGTGGTGAGATCAGCCTTGACAATCATTTGAATGGACTTAGCAAGTTTGAAATTAATGTGGCTAAAGGTATAACAACAAAGTTTATGGCATTGTATAAAGGGCATATTCTTAATCATACGACTTTCAAACTAAGCAACTTGGATTTGGAAATGATAAAGAATGTTCCACAAGGGGGTAGCTGGAAAGATATCCCTATTGAAACTGTTAATAAATCTAAAAGACTAAAGAGAATAACTGAAACTGGTGGACGTACAACACTGTATGGAAGAATTGATTATGAAAAACCTAGTTACACGATAACAACCTATTTCAATAGACCTGGTAATGGGACATATGTTCACCCAGTTCATGAGAGGGTGTTATCAGTAAGGGAAGCCGCAAGATTTCAAGCTTTTAAAGACGATTATTATTTTTATGGAAATAAAACACAATGCCTAAAGCAGGTTGGTAATGCAGTACCAACGTTACTTGCTTACCAAATTGGAACACGCATAAAGGATATTACAGGTTGCTCAAAATCGATTGATTTGTTTTGCGGTGCAGGAGGAATGACTGCTGGATTTAAAGCGGCTGGAATCGAATCATTATTGAGTAATGATATTGAAGAAAGTGCCTGTACAACCTTAAAAATTAATAATCCGGAAATAAATGTATTTTGTGGTGATATAACAAAGGCTGAAACAAAGGCTACAATAGAAAAAGCAGCAAAAGAAGGACATGCAGATATTATTTGCGGGGGGCCGCCTTGTCAGGGGTTTTCTATGGCAGGGTTCAGGGCAGATGATGACCCTAGGAATCAGCTATTTAGAGAATTTGTTGACATTGTAAAAAGGGTAAATCCTAAGGTTATTGTTTTTGAAAATGTTGAGGGGCTTCTCAGCTACCAGAGCGGGAAAACATATCGAGAAGTAAATAAATTATTTACTGAGTTAGGATATAGTACTGAAGGTAGAACCTTGATGGCAAGTGATTATGCGGTTCCACAAAAAAGAAAGAGAGTGTTTATTATCTGCACAAGGAACGATATAAAGATTTCACCTTCAGACCTTTTCCCGGTGCCAATAACAACGGAAGAGAGAAAGCAAATAACTGCGCGTGAAACAATAGCAGATTTGGAATCAGTTGAATGCGGTGAAAATGCAAAATATTGTGATGCCAATGAATCAGAAATATTAAAATTCTTCAAGGGGCAAGTTACGTATAATGGATTTTTAGAAAAGTATAAAAAGATTGATATTTATGGAAATATTAATCTTGATAAAGAAGGACAGCTTGCATTTACAATATAA